GTTTCACCCTGGCACCGGTTATGCGGGTATAGAACTACGGGGAGAGGTCAATCAAACCACCGGTTCACCCGCATCACCGCCTGCTGCACGATGCGGTTGCGGCGCGCCAGTAGCCTGTCGATGCGCTGACGCTTTTCCTCGGCGCTGAGGCTGGTGTGCAGCTGCACCAGCTGGATCTGGCTGTTCAACTGGCGCACCTCCCGCTGCGTCCGGTTGAGCCGGCGCCGGCTGGCCAATACCCCGCGCTTCTCCACGCTCAGCGCTCGGCTGTCCTGAATGCGGTGCTCCCGTTTCCAGCGCTGAACCGTGCCATAAACCTGATTCGCCTGCTGCATCATGCGGTAGAAATCGTCGCTGTACTGGGTCGATTTAGCCGGTGCCGCCCCCCGCAGAAACGACCTGATCACCGGCAGCTCATCCAGCCGCAGCGCCGGGCGTTCGCCGTACTCGCCCATCCCCCGCAGCACGATATCCATCGCCCCCAGCACGTAGGCGCCCAGGGTGCCGGTATAGCCGGTGATCAGGTGATCTATCTTTTTCGGTGACCAGCCAAGCTGTTCACCGACCTGGCGCGCCAGCAGGCTGGTACGCTGATCATAGCGGGCGCCGGCCAGCAGGTTCGCGTCCGCCATCCCCTCGATAGGGTTACCGCTGAAGAAGTCGTAGTTCACCAGGTTCTCGGCCAGCGGCAGCGCGATCTGCGGGATCGGGTTAAACGCCAGCTGCTCCATGAAATTATGTGCCACCAGCTTGGCGAATTTTTTCCCGCTCTCTTTTCCGCCGATGGTGCGGATCATCCGCTCCGGCAGCGTCGCGAACATCAGCCCAATTTCGAACGGCTTCGGCAGGCGGAAGTGCTGATCGCCGATGAAAAAATGCCAGTAGATATCCTTGTCCCAGTCTGGCAACGCCTCATAGCGCTCGTCATCCCAGTTGGCCGCCAGCAGCGCCACGGAGGCGGCGGCGATCAGACCGCCCCGCGTCACCACCGCCTGCGGGTTAGCTTTCACCGCGCGCGCCAACTTGCCCACCCCCTGCATACGGGCGTTGAAGAAAGGCAGCATGTCCGTCAGCGCGATCATGCTCTTTGCCGCCCCCTGCATACTGAAGTCCATCAGGTCGCGCGCCTCAAAGGCCGCCTGCGCGCTGCCCTTACCCGCCTTTAACGCCGCCTGATACGTCGCGACGCGGTTGGCATTCTCTGCCGCCTCGCTCAGGTGGCGATAGCGCGACCAGACACCGCCTAACCGGCGCAGTGCATCCTGTCCATCGCGGAGAATGCTGGATTCAAACCTGCGCACCTGGCTGTCGCTGTAGCCCTTGCGGCGCAGGATAGCCCGCATGCTCTGCGCGGTACTGGCCGGATCATAGGCATTGGCATAACCGCCGCCAAAGGTGGCGCCGGCGAACATCATCTCGATCAGCGTATCATCCTGGCGATAGGCTTTTTTCAGCCCGCCCCAGGCGCTGGTGACGGCGCGTACCCCATCCTGATTGATGGCCCAGGAATGCAGCGAGTCGCGCATAAAGTTGCGGATGATAAAATCCGGCATACTGGTGGTGCCGATGGTCAGAATGCGTTTGGCCTGACGCGCGGCCCGCATAAACAGGGCATTACTGCGCTCCACATCCATCATGGTGATGGCCCGGAATAATGCCGGATCGCTCACCTCGACCAGCTGCTCCTCACCCTCTAGATAGACTTTGGCAACGCCTTGGCGTTTGCCCAGACGCTGGTAATCGATGCGATTGGGCTTCTCGATCGTCTCAATCACCCCGCTATCCGCCAGATTGACCACCATCCGGCGCATCGCCTCATTCTTCATCGCTGCATCGATGGCGCGCGCGGCGTAGTTCACCAGATTCTCGACCGGATCGTTAATCGCCTGTTCGCTCCCTTTCAGGCGCCGCACCGTGCTGCGCTGGTTGGCTATCCCGCGGGTAGACCAAGGGCCCACGACACGCCCATCCTCCGTCTGGCGGAAATAGGGTAAATACCACGCATCCTCCCACGTGGCACGGCGCTCGGGAGAGATGAGCCCGGTGGCCTGCTGTAAGTCCAGCAGGGATTTGACCAGCGCGTCATACTTCACCTTCTGCTGGGCAAAGAGCGTCTCCTTGCCACGATCCCGCGCCTTCATATGGCGAATTTCATCGGTGCTGAACAGCTTCTCTCGCCTCTCTTGCATCAGGCGTTCAGAGCGGTGCCCGGCGATCCAAATAAAGAAGTCCTCGCGGTGTTTCCCCAGCGCATCCAAGATCCCCAGCAGCGCATCCGATTTACCGCTGCCCGCCTTGCGTTCAATGACGCCGCTCTGCGGGTTGTAGACCGGCAGGCCATGCTCCAGCGTCGCCGCCATCACCGTATTGGCGCCGGCGGCCAGGCGGGCGGCAATATAGGCCGAACTGGCCGCCTCCGCTTTGCCTTGGCTCTCCTCGGCATACTTGATCGGCGCCAGACCGTCGAAGGTGGCGGTATTCAGCCGCCGCCCCAGATCACGCAGCCATCCCTTACGCGCCGACGGGCTCTGCGCTGTCCAATCGCGATAGACATCGTGCGCCTTATCGCCCCAGCCGCGCTCCGGCTCTAACCCCATTTTGCGCCGTATCGTCTGCTCAAGGGCGGTGCCCTCTCGCGAGTAACGGGCCTGACTATTGCGCACATCCTCAGCGGAACGTATCGTTGGCTCAGGTGAAGGATGCGTGTCCGACCTATCGGGCTGCTCCCTTGCCGACGGCTCCGGGTAAGAATGCTCCCCTTTGGGCAATTGAAGCCCACGGTGCAGAGGGTTACCGGGGGCTTCTTTTTCCCGCCGATAACGTACCGAACCATCACTACCGCTTGCTGGGAATCCTTGGCGTAGCCGCTGCCCCAGGGTGCGTAAGGTATCCCGTAGATAGATGCGATTCTCGGCATCGACCGTGGGCAACAACCCGATACGGTTAAGGAGCGTTTTGATCAGCGAGACGACCCGATCCCATAACGCGCTAAAGCGGCCCGGCATCTGTTTTTCTGCCATGTGGGCCAGAAACTCCCCGGCCTGTACCGCGACCGGCTCCTGTCCATAGGCGGCATCGATTCGGCGCCAAATCTGTTGGATAACCGCATCTCGGCTCGCTCGGGTCTCCATCACCCGATCAATGATGCGTTGGTACTCCTCGGGCGTGATCACCTGCTCTAAGGCGTGATGGATCACTTCATGGCGCAGCTTTTCCCGCACCATGCGCGGCGTCAGGAGGTTATCGGCAATCAGTACGATTTCCTGCGACTGCGGGCGGTAGAAGGCGTGAACCTTACCGTACTGCGCCAGCGGTTCACCGGCTAAGGGCTCGGCCTCTTTCTGTGTCTGCACGACCCGCACCTGCAGCGATGGCGCATTCAGCTTGCGCAGGACGCCCCGCACGATGGCATTAATCTGTGGGATCGGGTTATTCCCGCTGGCGACTTCTGGGCTGTGCCCCGTCTCCGTCAGTCGGTTGCCGTCGCCCAAAACAGAAACGCCTCCGTGGGGGGAGGCGTTTTGCGCGGCGCGGTGGGTTACATCAGGTGGGAGAGATCCATCTCCTTCAGGGCGCTCTGATTGCGCAGATGCGTCTCCCGTTTGTCGCGCTGCAAGGAGGCGATCTCGGATGGCGTCAGCGTCCCCGGCGCGAAGGAGGTAGTTGGCTTCAGACTCGGTGAGTCCGCTGAAGCCGTAGCCAAATTGTTGCTTCCACCAGTTTTCAAGGTTGCTCCCTCCTAAATGGGTGCGCAGGCGCGCCAGCGTCGCGGCCGATAGCGCCATTTTTGCTGAATACTTTTTCCCCGTCAACGCCGAGGCGCCGATCACCTGTCCCCCCTGCGCCTCGATATACCCCCGCAGCCCGGCCAAGGTGCCCCCTTGCGTCAGGGTATCGTCCAGGATGAAATAGGGCACATCGCGCCGCACCTCGCCGGCGAAGCCGGGCTGATTGGCCAGGCGGCCAAAGCCATCCAGTCCGCTGCGCCCCACCCGCATGGCTTGCACAATGTTGTCATCAACGTGTTGGTGCAAAATATGCCCCAACATATCCGCCATCGCTTGTGGAATTTTATTGCGCCCGCTCGCCTCCTCGGCATGAACGGCGGTCAGCAACACTTTACGGCTATCAATAATTCTCCGAATGTTATCTATCGCGGCCTTATTCAATACGTCCGAGACTAGGCGCCGAGCGGCAAATTCATCCCCGCCTTTTGCCGCCGCATAGTCAGGGTGCGCCGTTGCATCCCCCAGCCGAGCATGCAGCACCACATCGGGAAAATCGGCGGGCCAAGGCGGGCGCTGAGCCGGAAGCGGCATCATCCGCCCGTCTGCAACGTCAGCCTCCTCCCGCGTAAACTGGGCCTGATCATTCGCAGGGAAGATCTGTTGCTGACGATGGCCATGGCGAATACCATCGGAAATTGCGTCCACGGCGTCGTACAGTTCGCCGAGCCTCATGCCTCCCGTCACCAGCCCAGCGCGGCGCAACCCGCTCTGCACCGCGTGTAAAACGCGGGCCGGAATAATACGTCGCCCAGAACGGGCACCACGCTCCTTTCGCTCCTGCTCGGCGGCTAAGGCAAAGACCTCTTCAGCCTGGATAGACCCAGACTTATCCGCGTACCTCCGCCTGACACGCGCCCAAAATGGCGCTAGCGCACTCTCTCCTTGCGCCGCCATAATCGCATCAAAAATCTGTCTTTTATCCGCTGGCGTAAAGGTGTTGAGGCCGAAGTGGCCGAGGATTTCGTGTCGCAGGGTGCGTCTTGCATCGGCTTCGTCTCGGATGCTAGCCGCGTTGACCAATACAAAGGAGGGTCGCGTAACGTTATCAGTTCGGGGATCTCCAGATACTTGCCCTCCCCCTCCGTGGGGGGCGCCGGCGGTGGTTCGAAGCGCGTTATTCGCATCGGGATATCGAGATACTGTCCTTCCTCCTGTCCCTCCGTGGAAGACGCCGGCAATACGTCCGCCGTTTTCTCTGGTGGCTTGTGGTCCATAAGCATCCTCCAGACGCCGATAAACCCTAATCTCTATGGGAATATTACCCTTATACGCCTGTTCAAAATCTTGGACAATCTGCGATACCCGCTCAAAAGATAAGCTGCCGCTTGGGCGATCGGGCTGGTGTGAATAAAACGCCTTCGGGCGGGGTTCCGGCGCGATCTCGGTCGATGCTGGGATAGCCTGCTCGACGTGCTCCCCCTTATTGTCCGGCGGTGCCACATGCAAAGGCAGCCCGCTAGCCTGCGATGCCATGGACATGGGCGAGACCTCGGCGGCCGGCGTTGGCGCAGGCGCTGTTGAGGATTGCGTAGCCCTCTGTGCCGAGACGGGCAACACCGCCTCATCAGGGCGTAAAACCGTGCGAACACCCGCAGAAAACGCGGGCCCTGGCCCCGTTGGCCTATCGTCCACTCGTGCCGCCGGGCCCGGCATCGGGAACCCCCGCCCCAGAGAAATATCCCCCGGTGCGGGTAACCGCGGAGCCCGCTGCTGGCGGGAGTCTTCCGCCTGTAATTGCGTCTCCCATTCATCAGGCGTCAGTCCCTGCTCACCGCGCCGTATTTGCGCCTGGACCAGCGCGGTAGCCGAAGGTGCCCCAGGCTGAGACAACGCCTGCTGCAGCGGGCTGTCCTCCGCAAACCCCTGAATGCGCGGATCCTGTCGCAAATAGGCAGGCTGCAAGGAAAGATCAACCGTTTTCTCCTCATCGTCTGGCGCTCTCGCCCTAAATGGATCGGATGTCCCCCCCAACGCCCGTCCCTCGCCGGTCATATACTCAGGGAGCCCGGCACCCGTACTGATATCTGCTTTCGGTAACGGCGCAGCCTGCCATGTCCGCAAGGCCTCCCGTTCAGGGTTCGCCTGTTCCTCACCCTTCCCCGATGAGGCATCCTCCGCAGGACGTGGGGTCGCCGTAGCTATCCTCTGCCCTAGGATCTGGCGGGCAGCCTCCCACTGCAGCTGTTCCGCCGCCGTGCGCGTCGCCTTTTCATTCAGCGTATGGTACTGCGCCAGCAGATCGCGTCGAGGTAGCCTGCGCAGCTGCAGCGCCGCTGCCTTGACCTCATCGTCATGCTCCAGCGCCTGCAGCCGCTCATGGGCCGCCCGTTTTTTCTCTGCCGCATCCGGCGCCTCGGACAGATCGGCATCGACGTAATGCTGCAAGAGCGCATCGCGATCCAACGGCGCAAACTGGGTTTGATAGCGCTGATACGCCTCCGGCGTCTGCGCTTCTGCCGCCTCTGCGGCAGCGTCGGCCGTCGTGTTATCATTTTCAGCCTGTGGCGCGTCTTCAGCCTGTGGCGCGTCGCTTGGCGCCTGCCACCGCCCCGGGCGACTCGCTCCCGCCAGCGTCCCCCCCATCACGCCGCCGATGGCCACGCCGCCGAGCGCCTGGTTCATCACCGCCTCAGAAAGTGGGCGCTGCGGATCGGCCGTCTGCAGAGCGTAGTTTTCCGCCATCTGGCTCAGGGCGGACTGCGGCATCTCCTCCAAGATACCCTCTGCTACGGCGCCCTTGGCAATACGCTTCACGATCCCCTGTTTCAGCTGACCGGTCATGATTTTGGCGAGCACCGTATCACCTTGACCGCCGAACAGGCCGGTCGCTACGCCCGACATGAGAAACGCCTTGGTCGAGGCATCCTCCGCCAGCGCCCGGCGTATCGCCTCCACGCTCATCCCGGAGGCCAACAGGTTCTGCGCCGCCTCCGAATGCTGCAGCACATCATCCGGCAGGGCATAAATGGCCTCTTTAACCGCACGGGATGACGCGCCTCCGGCCAGCACCCCCTCCGAGATGGATCCGGTCAGCCTGGCGACCCGCGCCGCGCTGGCCGCTGCCTCTCTGGCCGCGACCCCCTGCGCCACCTTCGCGCTGTAGGTAAGCTTAGCCAGCCTCATGGCCGGTATCATGGACACCACCATACCCGGCAGCGACTCGACGGCCCCGGCAAAATAGCTGCGCGGATCGCCCCAGGCCTCCCCAAAGCCCTGACCGCTCTCCCAGAACGTCTTGTCCCGCGCCTGCTGCATATCCGCAGACAAACGGCCCACGGCCTTCTGCTGAGCGTCGCGCCAAAATGTCGCTTCATCAAAACCGGGCACTTGATTCGCCAGCAGATCGGTGGCGACAGACACCACGCTGTCTGGCATCGCCTTTCTCGCTACCTCCCGCAGACTGGCGGCCGTCGAGACCGCACCACTCAGAAGCAGGTTGCCGGTATCAGAGAAAAGAGTGCCGCTGTCTTCCTCTAACGCATCAGAAAACCCGGCGTATTTCTGGGGATCATAGCTGTCCCAGTAAGCCGACAGGCCTTCATCCGGCCGCTGGATATTCAAGGACTGCCGCTCGGCGGCGGATCGTTGCTGTTCAGGGCGCAGATCTTGGGGGGCGTTCGCCACGGGATGCCTCCTGCTAAAGAGAGATGCCTGTATTCAGACGAAAAAAAACCGCCTATCAGCGGTTCGGGGAAGGAAAGGAGACGCCATCAATGGTCCTCAAGCGGCGTGGACAATGCGCCTGCCTGCGGGGGCTCCTGGTGCGCCCGCGGGTCAGGTTTGCTCTGACTGCGCGTTAACGCCCGCTCCATCGCCATCAACTCCCCCGCGATACGCGCGCGGCTTTCTGGCGAGGTGGCCTGCTGCAGATCACGGCGCAGAGCGGAAACCTTAAGCTTCAGCGCCTCACCCCCCTCAGCAGACCGCGCTTTCCCGGCAGGGCTCTGCCCCCGAGCATCGGCATACATGGCATCCAATTGACGCGCTGTCACCGCTGCCGGCAGCACTCCCCGCCGGCTCCCCTCACGGACAAACGCCTGCTTGTCGGTATCCTTCCCCGCCCAGCGCTGGAGAGCAGCAGGCAAGGTTTGCCCGCCCGGATCATCCGCGGCGCCATAGCCGAAACGCTGATCAAGCCGTTCCCGCAGCCCATCATAATAAGCCTGCGTTTCTGCCCGTTTGCCCGGCTTCTCAATACCGTACAATGCGTCGGCCTCCTCTTTGTCCAGCTCATAGGCATAACGCTGGTAGTCACGAATCATGCTGTTATCCCCTTGATTAACCGACTCGGGGTTAACCAAACGATGCATAAACTCGACCTGCTGGGGCTGGTTCATGAATCCCACGGTGCGGACGTAGTTATACATTCCCCCCAGCAACGCCTCTACGGGGATCACTGGCACGGTATCCCGCGGATCGGCGGAGCCATGGCGGGTCAACGGCTTTTCAGCTGACGAGCCATCATCGTAGGTGACCTGCAGGGTTCCGATAAATCCCTTATGATCGGCGCTGCGCCCCAAGTGTATCAGTCGGGTATCCGTAATCGTCTTACCGCTTGCGGGATCCCTCTGCCCGACGCTGCGCTTCAGATCGGCATCGAATGCCTGATTCAGTATCGCCATCGCCTCGGGGCCGTTGTAATCCAGCTCACCCGCCAGCACCCGAGGCACCTCCTGAATGATCGCTTTGGCGACGCCGAGCGGCTGCTCGCCAAAATAGTGTGCGGGGTGCAGTGGGCTGTCCGCTGACACCTGTGAAAATATCCGATTGGCCTGCTCATACTGTCCGTTATGTAGAGCATCATAGCCCGCTTTAACCAGCGGCATCTCCTGTCGCAGACGCTGCTCACGTTCATTCTGCCCTCGCTGATACGCGTGCTCATCCCTCTCCTGATTGAATCGTTCCTGCGCTAACGCCTGCCCCATCGTCCAGCGCTTATCCTGTACGGCATCCCGCTGTTGCTGGTACTCCCGGTTCCACCGGTTCTGCTCCTGCGTCTGGTTGAACAGACGATCGGTGTTATCCTGCTGGCGCTGATTCTCCTGCTCGCGCAGCTTCAGTGCATCACGGCGGCTCAGCGCGGTGTCTGCCACGTTGAACCCGGCTAACAGCCCCTCAGCCAGCCCCTGGATCCCCATCGTTTCATCCTCCCGTCACACGCTCAGGAAAACAGCGCCGAGGCCAGCAGCCCCAAAACGCCACCAATCACGGCGCCGACGGGACCGCCAACCGACGTCCCCGCCCCCACATAGGCCCCCACGCCGGCGCCGGCGCCCGCAGAATTCAAGCGGGCAGCCTGCTGCTGCTGTTGGATCTGCTTATTCGCCATCTCTCGCTGCCTCTCGCGCTCAGAGCTCTGCTTTACACCCTGCACGGCCTGGCTACGGGCCTGGCTGCCCACATCGATTAATCCATATCCCATTAAGTGCTGCCCCCCACCCTCATCTGCTCACGTACGCCCGCGGAACCGCCAGTCAGGATATTCAGCTGACGATCCTCTGCCGCACCGCGAATACTGTTTTTAGCACCGGCATGGGCCAGCGCCGTGCGCAGTCCCAAACTGTTGTCCTGCGGATCTCGGGCCGCCGGCGCGCCATAGCGGGCCATCTGATTGACCTGCCCGCTCAATGCCGAGCGCAGCGAGTTCTGGGTATGCCTATCGGCCCGGGAAAGCTGATCGCTTAACAGTCGATCGCCCGCGGCATAATCCATCATTTTTTTCAGCTGCGGATAAAACCGTTTTTTCCAGTCCTGATATTGTTGCCGGGTCAAATCGGCATAGGTATCGGATGCCCATCCCATCGCGTCCTCCTGTCAGCCCTCCACACCTTACGCATCCTTTTTCTCGGGTGCGCCGTAGCTACGCGTTGCGATACCGATACCGGTTCCGACGGCGCCCCCCAGCGCCAGCCGATCATTGATATGGGTATAGGCATCGCTGGCCGCGCGGCTTTGTGCCGCCCCGGCGATATCGTTAAACCCGCTCAGCGCATCGGCCTTTTGCCCCGTACCGATCGCGGCGACGTCCTGCAGGCCGGCGATATAGCGGTCCTGTTGGCTGCTCTGCGCCCGATTCGCGGTGTCGATCTGTCCAACCACCTGATCGCTGACGCTATCCCGCAGCGCTGCCCGAAACTTGCCGCTGCCCGGATCGACGCCCGATGCGCTCAGGGCATCTGCCGTTTGCTTTCTGGCGTGGCCAAATGCCTGCTGATACCCTAAGTTCACCTCACCGGCCAACTGGTCATAGCGCGACGGCGCGTTCAGCTCTCCGACCTGCCGTATAAACAGATCTTCGAAGGGCCGTAATTCCTGCTGGTACAGTTTCCACTGCTCCAGCGCCACCTCCGCGGCGGCCTTTTCCTGTGAGGTTTCCTTAATCTCCGTGCTGCCACCCTTTCCCATCGTCGCCCCCTTAAAGCGGAATTTTAAATCGCAGAAACGCCCCCTCATCCGCCAACCGTTCAAATCCCAGCCGTCCCGCCAGCCGGACAAACCCACGCCGCCGGGTCGCGAACTCTGCCCAGTGTCCCCCGACCTGGCGGGTCATCATCTTGACCAGCGGGGTGTAACGCCGCAGACCATCGGGCAAGGTGCTGGCGGCCAGCCAAACGACGACATACGGCACCCCGTCACGCAGCCTCAGCCGCAGGACGAGCCGAACCTGCTCAGAGCCAAGGCACAGCGCCTCTCCCCGCCGGCATGTCCGGTTGATGTCATCAAGCAGGGATTGGCCTCCGTCATCGGCGGCGGCGCGGATAAGCTGGTGATAGAGGGCGGGCGTCACGCTTTAAACGCCATTAATAGCAGTGAATCGGGGTAATATTGCTTATCTTTATGGCTATTTTTGCTGTGGTTTCCCCCATCATATCCAATGGAAACCGCTGTATCTCGCGGTAGCGATGACATCCATTGCCCCGCGCTGACCCCATCGCCGGACTGGGTACACAGCCGCACTGTGGCGCCATCGACAACCAAATTGACGTATCCCCCATCATATGAGAACGATCGCCGCTCATTGCCATCACCGTGGGAGCTGGTGCTTTCAAACGTCGCCCCTGAAACCACACAGGCGGGGATCACTAACCGCCGCTCAAAGGGGGCCGGCTCAACCACAATCGTCTGGCCATTCAGAAGGGTCCAACATCTGACGATATCGCCCTTAATCGACTCGGCGCGGATCTCTTTGACGTCACAGGTTTCATCGATTGTGACCCGGCTCAGGGCGCCACTGGTGGCGTGAATAGTGCCGCTAATGTCCGCATGACGCGCGCTGAGTACGCCATCAGTCGTCAGGGAAAAGGTCGGCGGCTCTCCAAGGCTGATTATCTCTGACGCGTAGATCTGCGCGGCGCTGATATACGGAGCGCTGATCCGAATGCCGGCCATTACCTCATCGGCCACGATACGCTGTGCCTGCAAAATCTGGATGGTTGCCTGCTCGATCGCCGCCTTTGTCATGACGACGCGGCCGCTGTTGCCATCCACCACAAACGGGAATGAGTAGGTGCCGTCATCGTTGGGATTATTGGGGTCAAAAATAAAGAATTGCGTGGCTGCAATCGCCACCTGGCTCAAGACGTTGCCCTGCGGATCGCTGCCCGCGACGATGCCGATGCCTGCGCTGATGTCTCCGACGTGGTTTTTCTGGCGCCACAGCGACTGAAATGCCTGGCTCCCCGCCCGATCGATATCGCGGAGATTTTCCCGCGTTTCGCTCAGCGCTTGCTGTTCCGCCTCCTGCTCTGAGGCCAGCGCGGCAATCAGCGGAGAGCCATTAATTTCACGCGCAATCAGTGACACGACGGCATCGATCTCTGGATGAGTCTGCGCCGCCGTCCCCGCCGGTGCATTGAACGGCCCGGGCACACCGGCCGTATTGACGAAGCGTATCCAGTAAAATCCCTGCCATCCCGGATCAACCGGGTCACCGTAGATCACCGATGCCGACGTCGCCACCAGCACGGCATCGGCCAAATTATCCTGCGTATGACGGTAAATCTCTGTCAGGGCATGGCCGCCATACGTCGGCGCACGCCACTCCAAGAGCACGGCGCTAAATCCGCCGCTGACCTGCAGCCCCTGCGGCGCCTGCGGAAAATCGACCCGGCGGCGATCGTCGGGCCAGGCCTGTCCCCCCAGGCCCGGCCGCAGCTGCAGGCTCCCCCCCTGTCCACGGAGGGGACGCGCCAGCCCCAGCGCGACCAACTCCCGGGCGGTAATGGCCTTATCCTGCCCGTCACCGCGCTGTCCGGTCATCAGCTCAACGTTTTCATACAGCGAATCCAGGCTGCGTCCGGCGCGAAACGCATGGCGTTTACTCATCAGAATGCCTCCGGGAAACCTCGGCCTTGAGGGAAGCGCGCCGTCAAGGTGGCAGCGTATCCATCGATGTGCTCAGCGTCAGGCGCTCGACCGATGCCGTACCAAAGCACGCGATCTGCCAGCGACGGCCGGACAGTATCGGCAGCTTCACGCAGGGCTCCGTCAGTGCGCCAGGCGGCAGACTGAATGCCACCTCTCCGTCAATCACAATCTGGACCCCCACCCGCAGCAGCTGGGGGCTGAGCACCCGCAGACACGCAAACGACACGGCGGCGTGGGCCAAAAACACCCGGGATCGCCACTGCATCTGACGAGGCTGTGTCCCCTGCTGCAGCTGATATAACTGCCGCCGCCTCACCACATACAGCTGTTCGTTCTCCAGTCGATAGCCGGCGCACGCAAAGTCGGTATCCACACGGCGAAGATCCATCGCCCGCGGATCGAAAACAAATCCCGCGGGACGATCCCGCGCATCCCGGTACAGGGCAAAATACTCGCCCTCCACCCGCCATGCGCGGATAGTTTCAGGCTGAAAACGCTGGCGCCACTGGCGCGGCTCAACAATCGCCTCCGTTGCCACCAACGCATTGCCGGCAGCATCGACAGACACCAGCCCATTGGCCGCGGCATACAGCACAAAGCCATCCATCTCGACCATGCTGTCTGCGCTGAGACACGCCTGCATAATCGGCAGCTTGCTGCTGGTCATACTGCCCGGCGAGACGCCGCTGAACAGATAGGCGTACCCTTGTGTCGCCACAACCAGAGCGGTACCCAGCGCGGCAATAGCCACAATATTGTGCTCAATACTCTGTCGATAGGCACTCGGCCAGGCATAGGGTAAATAGGGCGCAGAAAACATCACCTCATTGCCGGCAAACGCCGCCGCAATGCCGTTCGCCATCAAACACAGCCCCACCATATTGTCCGGCGGCATCAGGTAGTCATAGGTTTCCAACGCACCGCCCAACGCCGCAGAGGACAAGCCATCGACATACTCCTTCTGGGTGAGAGCCAACTCTGCGACCAATAGATAGTCCGCCGCCCCGCCCCCCGTAACCGAGCGGTAAAGCCGACGGCGGGTAAGGTTGTGGTTTTGGATAACCGGCGAAGTCAGATGCAGGGTGACCCGGCAGTCGGGGGTCGGAATGGTCACCTCGCGAGAGACCGGCCCCGGCGGCCCCTCCTCCCCATAGGCCGTGACATAGGTTTCGACATAAAAACGGGTTTCATCATCCAGCGGGTCGTTTCTCTCCTCCCCGTTCGGATTCGTAATTTCACCGATGCCCGGGGGATGTCCCGGCGCCGGAACGCCGAGCCGGTAGCTGGCCGCCGGGTAATGCCCGGCCCCCTGAGTCGCTATCTGGGCACTGGTCACCCGGGGCGCCTGACCATCGGTAAAATAGACCCGCCCATACTTATCCTGTGCCACCGGGCTGCGTATGGCCTGAACCCGCCCCACCCAGGCAAACCAGACATCATCCCGGTAATGAAACAGCGTCTGGGGATCGAGAGAAAAGGAGATCTCCGCATCTTTATCCGCATAGAGCGGCGTAATGACGCCGTGCCGGAAATGACAGTTTTGAGCCAGGGTGGCATTGGTTTCAGGCAACAGGTGGCTAACGATCCGGGGCTGTTCACCGCGCATCAGAGAGATATCAATTGTAGTCATATATCTTTTTAGAAAGACCTATCAGACATATTGATGGGGGGGCACGCCAATGCGCATATGCTTACCGAATTGAAAATTAACGATCATTCCCGGGGCTATCACGGCCACTCCCCCCGGATGACCCCTGAGGTCCCTGTGGGCCTGTGGGGCCTGTGGGACCAGGAGGGCCAGGAGGACCAGGAGGGCCTGGGGGTCCAGGGAGCCGAGACAGTGCCTCTATCTGCTGAAGGGCTTGTTGTGCCAACGTAGTAGCATTAACCGCTTTCTCAAACGCTATCCTCACCGCATTCGGCGTCGCTGCCTGCATAGTGGTGGTGCTGCCGAGGCTGTCGTTGAGCTGCACAATCCCCGCCCGCGTGATGCTGGCCTCAGGAAGCGGCGGAGGTGGCTGCATAAGAAAGGCATCTGCTCGCTCGTACGCTTTACGCACCGCATTGGCCGTCGCTGCCTGGGTGGTACTGGTACTGCTGATGCTGTCGTTAAGCTGTACCCGCCCAGCCTGGCTGGTGCTGGCGCTACGGGTGGCCTCGTCATAGGTGCGTTTTACCGCATTGGCCGTCGCTGCCTGGGTGGTACTGGTGCTGTATAAGCTGTCGTTAAGCTGTACCCGCCCCACCTGGCTGATGCTGGCGCTGCGGATGGCCTTGTCATAGGTGCGTTTTACCGCATTGGCCGTCGCTGCCTGGGTGGTACTGGTGCTGCTGATGCTGTCGTTAAGCTGTACCCGCCCAGCCTGGCTGGTGCTGGCGCTACGGGTGGCCTCGTTATAGGCGATCCTCACCGTATTCGGCGTCGCTGCCTGGGTGGTACTGGTACTGCTGATGCTGTCGTTAAGCTGTACCCGCCCAGCCTGGCTGGTGCTGGCGCTACGGATGGCCTCGTCATAGGTGCGTTTTACCGCATTGGCCGTCGCCGCCTGCGTAGTGCTGGTGCTGCTGATGCTGTCGCTCAACTGCACGATGCCTTTGCGCGTGGTCGTCGCCTCGACGATGCCAATATTCTGCAGAAAACGAGCCTTATTCGGAATATCCGCCCCGTTCTGCGCCGCATCCAGCTTTTGGCCAATCATCCTCATCACCGTTGATGAAAAATTGGGATCGTTACCGAGTGCCGCGGCCAGCTCCTGCAGCGTGTCCAGGGCCGCCGGTGATGCGTTGATCAGCTTGCTGACCTGCGCCAATACAAACGCCGCCGTGGCAATCTCCTGCCCTATCGCCGCCTCGCTCGGCGTCGGCGCCAACGGTGTTCCGGTAAAAACCGGGCTATCTACCGACGCCTTGTCTACCGCTTGCGCTACCGCCTGTTCAACATACGTGACCTCCTCAGACACGCGGCTCACGGCGACATTGACCTCTTCCACCTGACGGGCAATATCCTGTGCCACCAGCAGGCCGGTATCCGTATCTTCCTTAGCCTGCTGGGCAGATAACACCGTCTGGCGGGTATTCTCCTGCACCTCTGCGGCATAGCGCACCGTATCATCCCTAGCCTGCTTGACCGCCAGCTCGATATGCTGAGAGCTATCGGCCGCCGCCTGCGCATCCTGAGCCCAGACGCCAGCCTGCTGCGAAGACTGAGCGGCACTTTCCGCCGCACGTTCAGCCTGCACCCTGGCCGATACCGTCCGCTCACGCTCCTCACGCAAACCATCAGCCGCGGCAGCGACCGTCCGTACGGCTGCGTTTTCCGCCGCCTGCTCGGTGGCGCTGCGGTGAGCCAACGTCCGCTGTTCACTTCCTGCGGCCGCCCTCTCCGCCGCCTGCGCCTGTCGCTGACTCTCCTGTGTGGCGTGAGCATGATCCGCCGCCATGTCTGCGGCCTGCTCGGCCACCAGACTATGGGCCGCGGCCTGCCGCATACTTTCGGCGGCGTCGGTGGCCGACGCCTGTGCCTGTCGCTGGCTCTCCTGCGCAGCATGAGCGGCCTGACCGCTATCCTGCTGTAGATGCTGCATGATAACGACATCGTCAGACACCTTACGCTGGATCTGGCGAAAGTAGAGTATGACCTCCGGCGTCACCTCCTGCTCCATCACCTGCTGCTGTAACAACGCATTTAACGATGAGGGTGCCGCGTCATCAGCCAGCGTCACCGCGCCGTAAACAAAATTGCGCCCCTGATGGGCCACGCTGACGGCATAGCTTCCCGGCGCGAGCTCAAACGCATAGTGTCCATCACGCGCGGAGACGGTACTGCAGGTAAAGCCGCGCAACACCCGAGGGCTATTCGCGGTGGCGGTCAAGGTGATCTGAGCTCCGGATACCGCTTTACCGGTCGGATCGTGTAATGCCCCGGAAATCAATATATTCAAAGCTCTCCTCCCGTATACCTCACGCGCAGCTGCTGGCGGAGTATGGCGTCGGCCCGCTGTTTACTCCCCAGCTGCTCGGCGAATACCTGGTAATGCTGCATCGCCAGCGCCACGTTGGCGCCCCCCTCGTTGTCTTTGCTGAAAGCGCGGTACAGCATCCAGTCAATGAGCGGATTGATATAGGCCGGATCCAGCGGTACCGCCTGATGCGCCGCATCATCCTGCAAGGTAGCGATGCTCACGGCGGCAGGAATGCGGCATACCACCGCATCCAGCGTCAACACCGCCTCTACGCCGGGGAACAGGTAATAAATCAGCGGGGTCCGATCGCTGTAGCAGTAGCGCTCTACGGGCCCCGTGAGCCGGTGCCAGTCAGGATACTGGGTATCCAATACCTCACGCGGAACGGGTAACAGCGCCCGCCCCTCATGGACCCGTACAATCTCCAGCAGTCGAAAAACGCCGGCGGGCAATCGCTGTTGCGTACCCGCAACGCAGTGAAGCTGTGTTACGTGGGCGCCAGCCTCTGGGCGCACCAGTAAAATGGCGCGTACCGCATCATTGAAATAGTCGCACAGCTCGGCCAACGGCCAGCGCGCCCACAGGGTATCCTTCAGCTGGGTATTCACCCGGCCTATCACATCGGCAATCGTCGTCATCAGTAAAAGGGGTGTCGGCGCGTTGGATTATGAAACCCCGTCTCATCCGGTACGTTCTCGGTACTGCGCTGAAACGCCTCCCGATAACCATCGACAAAACGGAGCCGGTAATAGTCGGCGCGCTGAGCATCGCTCCAGGGCTTGTCCGCCATCATATACAGCTGCATCAGGGCACCCGCGGCCAGCGCCTCCTGATAGGCCACTAACGCATCGGGGATATCGGTGGTACCCGGCACAGGCTCGGTCGCGATACGCACGCGCAGCGCCGCTGCCGGGCACAACAAGTGCAGCTGGTCCGCCTCTACGGTGAAATCCACGCCTGGCCACAGCGCACTGCCGATATCGGGCGGCTGCCAGGATGTCACCGACAGTACGCGGCTGAACGCCAGCGTCCTCTCCGCCGGCGCCAGCGACAGCGACGCCCCCGCCGGACTCGCCCCAAATTGCAGCGTCTCCCGACTGACCAGCGACGCTCGGCAAAACCGGATCGCCGCACTCAGGAGCGCCTCACGCATCATTATCTCCAACGGCCCGTCAATCCCCCGGCGTATCGCTGGCAAAAAGAGATCAGCCCGCGCCATCAGCCTGGTACCGCCGTTTTTTCCCGGTACGCATCACGTACCCGGGCGCGGAACACATCCGCCTTTTCCTGAGCGCCTTTCTGCACCCCCAGCTCCTGCGCCTCCGCCAGCGTGATCAGCTGCGCCACGGTAAATTTTGAAATATCGACGATCGTACCCTCGATCTCCAGCGCAAAGCTCTGCTGTTCGGCCTGCAGGCGTACCTGCGCCTGAGCGGCCAGCAACGCCTGCTGTTTCTCCTCGCATTTTTCCTGCGATTCGACTAAAAACGCCTCCAGTTTTTCTGCCGGAATAAAAACGCTGGGAAACGCCAGCAGCTGGTATGCGACCGCGGCATCCACAGAAACCGCAATATGACGTGGAAAGACCAGCCGGCTGCCGGTAACCGTATCGCGCTTCTCGACTTTGGGGCCGATATAGACCACTGCAACTTGCTCAGACATATTCACTCCCAAAAGAGAAAGGCCCCGCAGGGCCCATTGACTTAATATCCGATCACGCTATAGCGCACCAGTACACTCAGCGTGCCGCTCACCGGTCCGCTCTCGACCTTCAGCACCAGCGTTCCTCCCTGTTCAGGCGTGGTCAATGGCGCCACGGGATAAACGCCCGATACCCTCTCCGTTAAGGGCAGACTCAATAGCTCAATAGCGAGCGAGGCGGGAGACAGGATATCGAACGTCAGCGTTTTCTCTGCGCTAAGCCCGTGGCCACAGATCTGTAGCGCATTAATACGCATACCCGGCGGGAGCTCAAACAGCCGGATCTGGTCGTCTTTGACCAGATTATTCAGCGTCACCGCACTCTCGGCGATGGACTCATTGCCCAACGCCCCCTGGTAGATCCGGTCATGCATTGATGGGGCATTAATCTCTTTCATTATTCACTCCTAAAAAAATGGCAGGCCGCAGCCTGCCTAACGCCACATGGAGAAAACATCACCCCGGATTATTCAGCCGGTCACCGCTGACGGCCGAATCCACCACCATCACACCGTGATCCTGCACGCGGCCATTTTTCTGCCTAAAGCGGATTTTCTTCAGCCCGTTGATCCAACGAATAGAGATCTCCCGCCCGTTGTCATGGTCGGTACGCTCCTCGTGATAGCCAAAGAATCCGCCGCCGTCGCCAATCCCCCAGGCGCTGGCCAGCGCCTGTCCCCCCAGTAAAATCGCCCGGTCAATCGCCGTATTGGCCTGCAGCGTCCTTACCGAGGCCACATCATCATTGGCAGAGACCTGAACGCGAGCCCCCGGGTAGAACCGGATCGGCATACCGCCATACTTGCGCACCAGGATATTGCGCCACATGGCACACTCCCCCTTGAACAGCGGGTGATCGAACCCTTTTGAGCGCTGTACCGCCCGGGTCATCATCGCCTGCCAATCCTTACCGTCGGTGGAGGTATACCAGTCGTTCCACTGACGCGGGGTCACATACAGGACAAAGTAGGGATCCTCATCTTTCAGCTCATCGCGCGACAGCCTAACCGGCTGCAGCGGGTGCGCCATCTCATCCAGGTAGAGGGCGATATTGTCTACCGTCGCCAGGCTGAACAGATCCGCCGCATCCAACAGCTCAAAGGAGGTCGCATCACCGGAGAAAAAATGGCGATCGTAGGTCGGCGGCGTGACCTCGTTAACCATGATCCGCGCAAACTCCGGATGGTCGGCGGACGGCAGAATAATGTCGTCCGCCATAAAATCCCCGCGGGCGCCAGCCAGATGTACCACGGCACACTGGTCCTGCAGATCGTTAAAATAGGTGCCGAGCAGACGGCGCGACGCACTGCGCAGATCGTGCTTAAAGCGCTGCTGTGACATTTTTCCGCCGGCATCCACAATGTGCCGCCCCTGATCGATGCTCAGCGCAAAGTCGGCAAACTGCAGGTTCTCTCCGCGCCCTTCCAGCTTCTGGTCTCCCATGGTCGGGCGTTTGGACAGCTTGTGGATCACCTGCATATCCACCGAGTCCCCTTTGGTCTTGGTTAAATCGGTTACCCGCACCACCGGCGCGGTATAGCTGGTTTGGCTCACCCCCTTTTTATCGGGCATGACCTGCTTCGGTGCCTCGGACTGCTCCGTCAGCACGTTGACAAACGAACGGTTGCGGTTGGCGGCGGTAAACAGCGCCACCTGCAACAGCTTGTTCGCTTGGGCTTTGGTAATGGTCGTCATGGTTTTTCCTGTCCCGGTTAAAACGCCTCACCGGCCTGTGACAACAATGCCTCGATCTGGCTCTCACTCATTCCGGCCATCATGGCCAGCAGTTCACCATCACTGGCATTGGCTGCCTTATCCAGCACCGACTGCGGTGACTGGGTTACCGGCTGTCCCACATCCGATGGCGAAGAGGGGACGCTGAGCGTCGCGGCCGCCGCGGCCAGCTTCTCCTCCGCCTGTTTTTTTAGCGATTCTGCTGAGGGCCCGGCCTCGGCTACGTCCGGATCGCCAAACGCGACCTTGGTACGTCGAGCGGCCTCAGCGAAACGCACATCCAGGGTTTGGTCTTGCCAGGCAGGATCGGTTTTCAGACGCTCATCCACCGTAATGGCGAAATCGCGTCGATCGATGTCATTATCGAACCACTGTGCCAGATCGGGATTGCGCGCAATCGCCTCCAGCACCGGGTTGATCTCGCCATCCTCCTCCGCGGGGCTCGGCTTCGCCCGCGCATTCAGGTAGTTCACCTGGTTAACCACCTGCTCGAACATCTCCGCCAGCTCCGGGAAATCCGCACGGACCTTATCCAACTGCTCGGTGCTGATCTGCGTCTCTTCCGGGAGGGTGACCGGCTGCATCCCTGCCCGGCTCACCTGCTGCTGCAGCAGCGTCAGCGTGCGCTTCAGCGCCGCGTTCTCCTCGGCAACGGACTGCGCCGACTGCGCGCTACGGCGCGCCTGCTCCCTGGCGGCCTGCAGTACATCGTAGGGAATATGGTGTACGCCATCCTTACCCAGTACCACTTTAGCGGCGGGATCGGTGACCGCGGCGTCCGGCGTCCCCTCTTCGGCGGGGGATACCGACGCCGCCTCAGGCGCCGCATCCTCTGCGGGCGCCGGCGTGTCCGGTGCGATCGCCGGATCCGGGTCGCCCTCGCTTACCGAGGCGTCGTCCTCATTGCCCGCGGCCTGTGCCAGTAATGCCTCCAGCTCGTCCGGCGTTTTCCCGGCGATATCTGCATCATCGATGTCCATATTGCTCTCCTGCCTGTCTATTTGTCGGATAGATCCGAAACAGAAAAAGGCGTGTCGCTGCCCATGCGAAAAAGGGCTCTGCGATAACAGAGCCCTTTGCGGCGTGTGCAACTCATTAGTTTTAAATGAAATACTTGAAATTATTGTTTATCGACATGCCAATAAAGCGCTGTACTCTGCAAAATAATGGCTACGAACATACGCAACACGATTAAGAGCACCTTTAAAGGTGTCCGTAAAGGCGCTATAGTGTATCTATCAGACAAGGGGAAGAGATATGGCATACCAAATTCTCACTACAACAGCCGCCAGTATTACCGATCTAAAACGCAATCCGATGGGTACCATTGCTGAGGGTGACGGTAATGCCGTCGCAATCTTAAACCGGAATGAGCCGGCCTTTTACTGCGTTCCACCGGAGCTCTATGCTTACTACCTGGAGCTGGCTGAAAATGCTGCTCTTAATCGTATCGCCGATGAGCGTCTAGAGGACGCTGAATTCGTCAGCGTAAATATCGATGACCTATAAACTGAGCTTTGAAAAGCGAGCCCTGAAAGAGTGGAAAAAACTGGCACCGCCCATTCAAAGCCAGTTGAAAAAGAAACTGATCGAACGCCTGGAAAATCCACATATCCCGGCCGCCCGCTTAAGTGGGCGCGCTAACCGTTATAAAATAAAATTACGATCTTCCGGTTATCGGTTAGTTTATGAAGTCAACGATAGCGAAATCATCCTGCTGGTGATCGCTATCGGTAAACGAGCCGATAACGACGTGTACCTAGCGGCAGACGGTCGTTAGCCACCTAAAAACAAAAAGCCCCGCAAAAAGTGCGAGGCGGGTCATCGTTCGCAAATTAGCTCACTTTTTACCCTAATGCAATGGCATCGCGGCAATCTGCTGCTCGATAAGGGTTAACAACTGCTGACGGGCCGCCTGAGCATCCTGCTGCATTCCCTGCAAAATCTGCCCGGTTTCCGCCTGCGTCTTCATATCATGAAAACGCTGCCCCTCGGCCTGTGCCTGCTCACGCTGCGCCGACGCCGCGGCGCGCTGGGCTTCTGCCTCCAGCTTACCCACCTTGGCCTCCAGCTCCCGCATCGCCAGCGCCAGCTGTTGCTGCTCCACCTGCTGCTGCTGGGCGGCCGCCTCCTGCTCCTCTGGCGTCATCTCATCGGCTGACTTGGCCATTCCTACCGCCTGACGGATCCGCTCGACAAACTCGGTCTTATTGGGAATATCCAGCAGCGAAATCCACAGATCCAGCACCGCCGCCTGCACCTGCGGCGGCAGACCCGCCACCACCTGCCCCAACCGATCCGCCAGCTGGGAACGGTAGGCCGGCGTCTGCTGGATCGGCGCCAGCGCAATATGGGCGCGCAGACGGGTAATATCATTGCTCATGCCGTCGTTCCCCTCGACATTGATCGCCACGTTTTTCCGCCGGCGCGCATCGTCACGGTTCACGACGATGGTATGGTTACGCACCCGCGCCAAATCCTCCAGCAGATAGCCCAACAGCAGCTGCCCAACCTGCTGGCAGGCGAACTGATAGTTGTCATTCAGCTCGGCCAGGGTCGTTGCCCCCTGCTCGACCAGATTGCTGATGGCCACGCCGGAGGTGGCGTTAGAGTTCTGCCCCAGAAAGGCGGAATAGACCCCCATACCATCCTGGATCAGCTTCATGGAGTCCTGCATGACCTGAAACTGCTGCTGCGCCACCTGAAAGTCCTGCTGCACCTCCAGCGACTGGGCGATGGTAGTCTTATTGCGGCGATCGGGGTTCAGAATAATCAGTCCATCCGGCCGCTCCACCTCCTCCTGCACCTGCTTCCGACTCATATTCACCGCGTCATCATCCATGATGACCCGCTTGGCGGTCAGTAAAAACGTCAGCTTAATCCGCCGGAAATTCACCTCGTCCTGCGCCGGTATCGCCCGGCTGACCAGACCATAGGGCGCCCCGTTGCGATCTTTGCGGTAGCCCCAGAACGGGATCAGCGGAAACATCCCCTGCGGCGCCGTGCAGGGCCTATCCACCAACTGGTGCGGCCCCGCAAACCAGGCCTCGCGGATACGGCTGCTGCGCGCCATCTGTACCTGCACTCTCCCCATCGCCAGCGCCGCGGCGTGCAGCGGGTTTTCAGCCTGATACTCAAGGGCGCGTCCGTTGGCCAACGTCATCACCGGCAGCGTCACCCAGCTACGATAGTAAACCACCTGCAGCAGCACCCGCTGCCGATCGCTGCTCAGCCACTCCAGCTCCCTGCGGCTGTACTGCTGATACTCCTCATAGGCCGCGACCAGATCGGCATCCAGCCCCTCGGCCAGCTCGGTATCGATAAAACCGCACCAATCCATGCGGGCATTCTGGAGTATCGCCGCCTTGGCGGGGAATGTAGCCAGCGCCTCGTCCAAATCCATCCACCGGCGACGCAGCAGCCAGCGGCAGTCGCTCAGATCCGGCTCCCGGCTGTGCCAGTCCCAATACACCTCATTGCGGTGTACCGTACCCGCCCTATAGCGCGGCCCAAAGATATTGTCGCTGCGCCGCACCTCCACCCACTCCAGCCCGGCTTTTAACATACCGGCATAGGCATCGCTGCGCGCCTTGCCCAAATTGGCCAGGCGACAGGCGTCGGCGAACTCGGCATTCACCGCCTCGGCCAATGCCTCAAACTCCGGCTGCGGATCATCGGCTACCACCATCAGCTCGGTGCGGGTTTTGGCCTCCATGCCCAGCACGCCGTCTACCGTCGGCGCGATCAGGTTATGCATGGTCAGCGGCTGACTGCGCTCCAGCAGCGAGGCAATCAGCTCCGGCGGCAGCTGCTCGCCGTCATAGTAGGCACAGGCCTTATTGGCCGCCGAACGCCAATCCGGCTGATGATGAATATCGGCCGTGATAGACAGCAGCTGAGCCAGGGTAAACTGGCCCTGACGATCGGGCGCCGTCGAAATATCCGGGGAAGAAAAGGGATCGGTCATCGGGTCATCCAGTGGGCTGGCTGATGTTTGATGGGCTCCGGCTGTCTGCGCGCCGGCATCCGGGCGCGCATCTCCTGGGCCAAGGCATAGCTCATGACCTGATCGTCATAACAGCCCGCCTGGGCGCCCATCGCGCCATTTTTGTCATAAACGTAGGTATTCATCTCGCTCACGCTGCCAATCCAGCGTAGTCCGTCCGCCGCCTCCCGCAGCAGGGTTTTCAGCCCCTCGATCAGGATAGGCTTGCTCTGGCGCGTGGTCAGCCACCCCAGCCGGCGGGTTTCATCATCGGTATCCTGGTTGAGGAATTGCTCGTTATACAGATAGCGCGGCGGATACAGCGCCCGCAGCTTCTGTAATACCGCATGGCCATGGTTATTACGCTCTACGCCGATATAGGCCATGCCGTACAGGCGGCCGACGTTATCCAACAGCATGGCAAACAGCTCGGCATCCAAATACCCCACCCAGTGCGCCACCTGCTCTCCGCTGCTCTGTTTCACCACATCCAGACTGCTGCGATCGCGCCGCTCCAGCCCCTCCGCCACATCAGCGCCAATGGCATACACCTCATCGGGGTCGGGCAGCTCCCAGATCAGCAGATAATTGAGCAGCTGACGCTGCAGCGCATCGCTGGCGCCCTGCCGCAGTGCCTGCATCTTATTTTTACGCCCGGTCACCGGATCGATGTCGTAAACCAACGCGGGCGGCGTACAGCGCCCCTCCGCCTGCAGCATGAATGCCGAGGAAAAAACCCGGCGCCCGGAGGTCAGGAACGCCTCGCGCGGCGTAGAGGGAAACTCCTGCTTCATCTCCTGCTGCTGCTCAGCCTCCTTGCGCACGTACCACCATTTTTGCCGATCGCTAAGGGTTATCCGCATCGCCTGCTCAACGTCGGCAAAATAGTCCTGGTGATGACGGCTCAGCCGCAGCCCACCCGGCGGCACCGCCGCCGCATACTTGGGATCCTGCCACCAGGCATAGAAATGAAACTTATAGTCCTGCGACGACAGCGGCAAACGGCTTTGCGCCATTTCCTGCGCCCGCAGGCTCATATCATAAAAATCGCCGCCGACCCCCTCCGCCGTGGACTCGATAAATACAATGCTGCCATCGGCCACCGCATTCAGCGTCCCGGTGCGCACCTCTTTCGCCTTGGCTGGGTATTTGGCGCAGATTTTTCCATGTTCAGAAATATGCAGCCGCTGTACCGTGCCCGAACGGAAAGAGGTCGCCACCATGATATTGGAGCCATGCGCGAATTCGATGTAGCCCCCAGAGGCCCCGCCGTGACGCTTTACCGCATGAAAACAGCCCGCCAGCCACCCAGGCAGATGATCGAAAGGCACCTCGATTTTGGTGCGGAAAATCTCTGCCGCCGCCTGCTTATCCTGCGCGACGATGCCGCACTTTACATTTTGGCTGAACAGCGCCTGATCCAGCAGGTACAGATCGATGGCGGTGGAAAATCCCAACTGACGGGCTTTCAGGATCAGGTTTTTTTCGTGCATCTCCATAAACAGCTGCCGCTGCGCCGGCCGCATCCGAAAAGGCACCAGCCGCCCCTGCTCATCAACAATCTGGTACAGATTGTCCAGCCGCCACCACGGATCGCTCAGATAGCCGTAGACCAGCGCCTGCTGCTCCCGCTCACTCATCGCCCGAACCGGCATTGATCCGCCCTCCCTGCTGGCTCCCCTGGATCTGCTCAATCACCTCCCGCAGCGGCGTATCGGCATCGCTATTCTCCGACGTCAGCCGCTGCGTCTCCGCCCAGCGCTTGGCCGTCGTGGCCTCGTTCAGCGCATTGACGCGCAGAGTCCGCTCCAGCGACTCAATGCGCACCGTATTACGCAAAATCCCCCGCTCCGCCGCCCCAATATTTTCCCGTAATACCTTGCCCTGATCTGGATCTGCCTGCTCCAGCTGCGCTATCCAACGCCCGATATTCGTCGCCGCCGTCAGGTTGCCCGCCCGCAGCATCAGCAGCTCATCGTTCAGCTGCAGCAACTGCGCATCCTGCATAATGTCATCAGGCCACAGCATGCGGCGGGCATAGGCGCCATGGGTCACCGCCGCCGTATTGTGCGGCAGAAAAGGACGGATGGGCGGCGCGTGACGTGAACCGCGAATTGGTTTTGCCGCAGGTGAAACAGAGGAGAGCGCCTCTGCGCCCCCTTGCCCATCCTCCTGCCCGCGCTGATTTTTTACCGGTACGCACTTTTTTCCCTGTTTTTTCTGCGTACCTTTTTTGCGTACCTGCGTACTTTTTTGCGTACCGTTTTTTTCACCGCGTACCCAGCCATGTTTTTTGGCCATTTTTCGAATGGCACCTTCGGATACGCCGTGCTGGGCACCGATGGCCCGTAGGGACAGCTCTCCGGCCTGGAACGCCACTGCAATCGCCGCCCAGTCCGGTTTTGTCATAATGGTTATCCTGGCTAGATTCGTACTATCACATTTTTTTTATAAAAATCTGTCGGCGTGAAACAACGGTCTCAATAGCACGATTTGTCATACTCGCTGCGGCCATCACAGCCTGATAGTGATAAATTAAAAAGCGGACTTTCATACATCAGGGATCAAAATATGAAAATCGTGCTCCCCCTACTGGTAACGCTCACCTTAACCGCCTGTGCTGGACCATTAGGCTCAAGCTGGGGAATTATTCCTGGCAGTACACAGGTCTGTCCAAACGGAGCGAATGCGTCAGGACAGTGCCAGTGACATTCTCCCCGTCCTGAAAGGCAGAGTTTTACCGCACCCTGGGTAAAACACAGCCCTCACGGCGCGCGCGACGGCGTCACGGCATCGTAGAGCCGCTCACAGGCAAGGCCGGCGGCTCGGGCCCGATCAGCATAGGCTGCCAACGCTGCATTGCGTTGGAGAGATTCGCCGAGCACGTCGGCAAACAGAAATCCGGCAGCGGCGCTTGCCGAGCTGGCTCCACCAGCGGTGGAAACTCGGCAGGGGGAACGGTCTGCCAACTGCTGCCGCAATTGAGAAAGCGTACGCCGCAGGCGCTCAACATCAGCGGTAGAGCGAGCAGCATCGGCTTTAATCTGTTCCAGCTGTTGATCCGCATTCTGTTTCACCTTAATCATGGCCTGCCAACGACGTTGTTCCTCAGCCCGCTCGCCCCGCTCCCGATTTGCCCTGGCTGTCTCCTCATCCCGGTTGCGCGTCTCCCACTTAAGCTGCCACGCCTGCTCAGTCAAGCGCTTACCGGCGGCGTACCCGGATGCATAACGCCAGGTCGAGAGGCCCCATAAAAGCAAAGCCACCAACGCAATGAGCGCCAGTGGCTTCCAGATATTGCTTAACATAATGAACTATCTCGAATTTATACGAGATCTCCGTCAGGGAAGTCGCCCAAGTCAGGGATAGTCAACTGAGTCAATTTCAATGCCAGAGCAGTAGCCTCTTTGACTCGCTTGATATCCCGCTTACGCTGCGCCATCAGACCACTGCCCTTTTGTCCTCGATGCTTAAATGACAGCTTGTCGAATATAGAGATTTGATCATGGATTTGCTGACCCGTCATCTGAATTAAATCGTTTGTTTCCAGCGGGGTAATTTGTATACCATACTTTTTTTCGACGAGATCCAATAACCAGCGACGTAACTCTTTGGCCACTTTTGTACGAGACATCATACCAATGAGATGAGCACCTCTTGGTGAAAAAAGCCGTAACCTGACATGCTCCAATTCATTGTTTTTATTGCTAACCGTCACTTTGGACAACGTCGTCATGCTACCTATAAATTCATCTTTATGGCGGCTATAAATCTTATTAACCTGCTTCTCATCGGCATAACCAAGCAACCCTGAAAGTTGCTCAGCAGTAAACCATATAAATGAGTCACCATTGTCATAAGTGGTAATGGCATGCTTATGGAAAGTCAGCTCAGATTTCATTGTGTATCCCTTTTAGAAACAAGCCTCGTTGCCCAGAAACGCCGCCCACAGAGAAGGTCACCACCTATAACAGCGTTTCTCCGAGGCCTGTTTCTAGAAGGCTCTGTGTTATGCACCGGGCAAGGTGCAGATACAGCAAAGCCCCGGCATAGCCGAGGCTCTTGGATATATTTCAGAGGTGGTTAAGACAGACCGACCCGCTCCCGCACCCAGCCATACAGAAACGACTCGTTCTGCACCCGCTGCTCGGCCAGCGCCAGATAACGATCGCCCTGACTGCAGTTCAGTGCCCGCAGCAGCACCAGCTCCCCCTCCGCGCCCCGGGCATCCAGATAAGCCCGCAGCGCAGAGAGCGTACGCGGCCCAATCACCCCATCGGCGATGATATCCGGGTACAGGCGTCCGCCATCGTTAAAGGCGGTCAGCCAGCGCTGCAGCCACTTGCCGGGCACCGACGGCCCCATATTCACCCCAGTATCCAGCAGCTCGGCGGCCACCGGCGCGGAATACTCCGCCACCTGGTCAAAACGGGGCCCTGACCAGTAGTCGCTTTCATAGATTTCCAGCGCCTGCGCCCGCGTCAGGTTACGCATATCGCCGGTGTAGCCGTGGGCTCGGGCCACTTTCTCGGTGATCCCCCAGTTGGTTGGCCCGCCCTTGTCGTGGGGGTGATCGACATACCCGCCCTCACGCCCCAGCAGAGCATCGAAAATTTGATCCTTAGTCAGTGCCATAATTACCGCTCCTTGTCTGTCGGCATCCCCAGCTTGCGCTGCAGAATATACAGCGCAAAACGCTGGATCTGCTGCACGCCGATAAAACCTATCGCACCGCCGATGGCCGGGGTCAGCGACTTCGGCAGGCTGAAATAGTCCAGCGTCGCCACCACGGTCAGCGTCAGTGCGCCGCACAGCGCCCCCTCTAGGGCGGTTCGTTTCCAACCCCCACCCAGATAGGTCACCCGAACAGCGGCGGTCACAATCGCCAGCAGCACGCCGCCTACCGGGGTATCGCCCTGCCACCAGGACAGCAGCAGTTCACTGAGTGTTTCCGGGTTATGGTGCATATTCGCCATCTCGTTATCCCCGCGCTGGGGTGATTCAGATATAAAAAAACCCCGGCATATGCCAGGGTCTGTAGAACGGAAAAGCCCCGCGTAGAGCGAGGCTTTTATGAATAATTGGCTATAAACATAGCTTGGTCATCTTTCCGAATTTAGCTCACTTATTAGCCATTGGCAATCTCTTCAAGCCACCGCCTGCCCCTCCAATGTTAACCGTACCGACAAGGCGTCGCCGGCCAGCTGCATCTCCTGATACAACCCATTGAGCGTATCATTCACCCATGGCGGGTACTCTGCCCGCCACACATCAGGCGTTATCACAATGCCCTCATCCACCAGCGAACGCCGGAAATGGTCAGCGGTCACGCTGATTTTTCCTCGACCACCACAGGTATCACAGCAATGGGGCTGTGGCCGCAACAGCTGGCCGCTGCCCCGGCAGCGCGGGCAATGGGGTGAACGAGCCGCCTCTGCGTCGGCCCAGTCGGCCAGCGCCCGGCGGAGAGCCACGGAACGGCCCGCCAACGCATCGTGCTGCGCCAGATTACGCTGATAGCGCCAATCACCCTCACTCAGGATTACCCGGGCCTTCTCCAGCCCCTTTTGCTGGCGCTGAATATCGGCCAGCTGCTTGGCTGCCAGCGTTGCCCGGGGGCCGTGTTTGCGCAGCAGCGCCGCCAATACCACCCGCTGGGCGGGCAGCGTCCGCCCCAGTGCCACGGTGACGGTCAGCTGGCAGACGGCGGTGCCATAAGGGGGATGTGGGCTCCGGCACACCCTATCAGCCGCTGCCCGCCGCGCGCGCTGTTCGGCCTGACGATCTTCCCGGTAGCGGGCCAGCAGCAAATCGAAGCCGAGCGGATGGCGCTGCGCCACCGCTGCAAACGCGCCCAGGATTTGCTCCCGGGTGATCCCCGGCACCGCCCGGATCAGGTGCAGGCATTCTGCGCTGACGCTGCGCGGGTCAAACATCTTGATCAGTTGTTCGATGGCGATAGGCATAAACCCGATCCTCCATGGGAGAGTCTGGTTTATCCTATTCATAAAATATAAAACATCAAGCAATCTATTTATTTATAAGACGATCTCTCAAATCAGCCGGTGCAATAAAATGTGTCGCTTTTCCGACTATGATTGGGAGTAATACGCCCAACGAGGCAAGCTGCCTTAACTGTTTTCTTGCCGTATTTTCGCTAATGCCATAGACATTTTGAACAGATTTCACTTTGAACAATCGACCTGGCTCTTTAATGCCTTTCTTGATTAAATCTTTTTGTATAAAACTCAACTGATCTTTATATTTCGAGTTTTCAAGGATTTTTACCACTTCATAAAATTCTTCACTTTTAGTTCTTAAATACCCTTGCAACTCATCAAATGCTTCAAGAATAACTCTCAAATGAAAATCAATGAAATATGTCAAATCACCATAGTCTTTTTGCACATACAGATAAGACAGCCCATAGTCCCGCGCATGCTCTTTTATTATTTTACTGATTGAAATATACTCAAAAATATCATAACCATTTTTTAGCATAAACCAATAAAATATTGCCCTTGCGGTTCGACCATTACCATCTCTGAAAGCATGTTCATACCCCATCAAAAAATGGAGGATAATTGCTTTAATAACTGGAGGAATAAACTTTGAACCATCTTCTCCATCATGCTTCTCATTCGCGAATGTACAGATATCCTCTAACCTTTTCTCAAGCAAAGTGTAATCCGGTGGATAAAAAAGCGGGTCATCATCATTACCTATATAGATATCATTACTACACCTGAACGCCCCTGGCTCATTATTATTTTCAGAAACTGAGTCTGTAGCTACCCGGTGGAAATCAAGCATTAAATCCCTGGTTAACGGCTCGTTTTTTCTCCTATCTGCCAACCTAAGCAACATGTAATTATTGAGAATCATTCTTTCATCATCAGTGCTTGGCGTTAGCTCATCTTCAAGCATTCTCTTCGCATCCGCCCTAGTCGTAGCTGCCCCCTCTAATTGCGCACTGGTAATCGCCTCTTCCATTAAAAGTGATGAAACCAAATAGTTCTCTTTGATGTTATCAGATGCTTGAACTCCTGCGACAGCAGCAACCTTTCCTGCGCCTAACTGTACTATTTTGTGTAACTTAGGCTCCAATGAGTCATGGATAATATAGTGGAAGGCATCACCATTTTTATCATATAGCCCAATATCCTTTCTCACTGCATTTCTATGAAATTTTATAGCCAACCATATATTTTTGGCATCACGGCTTGGAACCCGCCATTTTAGCTGGCACCAATGCAAGTAACGCCCCTTATCATCAGTTACACCGTAATGATTGAGGTATGGGATGATATCCTCAACAGAAAGAGATGATAAATCGAACCTAATCGACTGTTCTACCGGGTGTTTTGCCATGATACCTCAATTTTTAAATTTTGATGTTCAAACTAAAGTTACGGTCAGAGGGCCACCCTGTCAAGCACTCTCATTCAGCCCTTTCCGCCATACCACGCCCGGCAGACCTCCCCGCCGGGCGCCCCAGGCTACCCTGCCCGCCGCTCTAGCCGGGCCAGACTTTGCCGCTCGACGTTGTTCAACTGGGAGCGGGTCTCCCCCAACAGACTCAGCTGCCTGAACTCATGCTGAATATGGTTCAACACCGGGCGGAGTTCGCCGCGGTTCCGCACCACCTGCTGAAGCACCTGCTTTTCAAGCTGCTGCAGCAGGCTGCGGGTTTCATGGCTGATCTCCATGATGCGCTGCAGCTCGCGGGCCAGCGCAGGTAGATCGGCGGCGGTAAAGGGATATGGGGATGGCACGCCGGTGGCCTGACGCAGCGCGTACCAGACGCCCTGATTCCAGGCGGCGCGGAACCGGAACGGATTGACGATGGAGTCGATCAACCATTTCAGGTTTTTTATCTCCCCGTCGGAGAGCGGCTGTGGCTTAGGGGCTGAGTACGCGCCCTGCTGGCGGGCGAGCAGCTGCCTCTCCATGCGGTTGAAAGCGGCGATATAGGCCTCTTTGAACGCAGCGGCCTTTTTGCCGGTGAAGCCCATGACCAGAAAGACGAAGCCGTCCTTGGTCATCTCGTAGGCATCATAAGTATTTCCCCTATGCTCAAATTTAACCCGCGAAAAGTTGCGGGTTAAAAATTGTTCAGAACAACCAAGGGATGAGATTTTAAGCACTACTTTTTGGTGCTCTTTACCGAAGTAGTTTGCGACATCTTTTGAGGTGGTAACAGCTCGGCCATCGTGAATAGTGACGACAGGAAGAACGGACCTGCTTAACAACGTTTGAGAGGTAGTCATTTTCGTATCCTTTTTCAGAGGATACCCGAACGGCTCGGGTGGCCGAGTGCTGAAAACTTGTACGAAGGCAAGCGGGCTTATTCCCATCGCTGGTATTGTATTCGCCCACACTCGGCCATATCCGAAAAATGACCATAAAAAAACCGCATGTCTGACGGGTGCGGAGGCCGTTCGTAAGGTGTTTTCAGCACCTGAGCGGACTATACCCCCGACGCCGCGGGTAAAACTAATTTCGATTTATGATACTTTACTTACAAATCATAGGAATTCAATGAATCATTCTAGCCTGACCATACAGAGCCCCATCTGGCTATTCGACCAGTAAACCAACCACAATCTGTAGCTGGTTTAGTATGTTCTTTAACAATATAATGGGGTTTTCCCCACGCCTGTGGGGGTGTTTCTGAGAAAGCAGATCACCTACATCGTCGAAGATAGTTTTCCCCACGCCTGTGGGGGTGTTTCCCCGTGTAGTATGGCTAAAGACCGCCAGCGTTGAGTTTTCCCCACGCCTGTGGGGGTGTTTCTCAAAATCGCCAACCTCGGTCCCCATCGTGATGGTTTTCCCCACGCCTGTGGGGGTGTTTCCAGGTCGCCAGACCAGAACGGGTACGCCCCGTGGTTTTCCCCACGCCTGTGGGGGTGTTTCTGGTATGTTTGTTATTGCAACAATCCATGCAAAGTTTTCCCCACGCCTGTGGGGGTGTTTAATAGGAAACTGGCCGAGTCACATATCAAGGCCAATAAAACCAGGCTGCTGGCTATGTGGCAGATGGCGGTTAATGGGATGCATCCTTGGAAACTGTAAGAGGCAGCTATCTTGAAAATTATTGATGTGGATGTGGTCGGCGACCATGTTATCGAGGGCGAGTTTAGCGACGGCTTCCGTGGCAGGGCTGATTTAGCCGCACTGTTCAGCAAACCGCCCTTCTCTGCGATCGCCGACGTTAACCGCTTCTCCCTGACGGCCAGCGGCGTGCTGAACAGGGGAGATGCCGAGCTTTCTGCCGATACGGTTAGGCGCATGAGCAAAGGCGCGGTGGTATCGGCATCCTCACGCTCACTCACGCCAGAAAATGTAGAAGCGATCCTCCGCCAGGCCACCTGGAAGTCCATGAGCGAGGGACGCCCGGATATTTTGCAGGCCGCGTTAAGGGGATACGCGGAGCAGCTGGGCCACGCGGACGTCATCAAAAGGGCCGGGATTGCCAGCCGCAGCAGCGCATACAAAACGCTGTCGCCATCAATGAACCCCTGCTTTAAATCACTGGCAAAGATCAGCGGCGCGATTTTGGCTATCGTGCGGGAAAATAACGCGCAGCACGGTTAAGGGCTTACCGTGCGCCGTCAAGCGCCGCCCTTCAAGGCGGGGGATGTCAAAATAATAAAACTCAGCAAGGTTTAGAGGTGAAAACCAACTCGCTTACCCGTCGGCAACGTCACATCAATACTTATCTGGCCACCCAAGGCGGTCACATAGCGTTTAAGCGTAGATAAACGCGGATCATTATCTGGCTGCTCCATTCTTGCCACTGTCGGCTGTTTTACCCCCATAGCAGCGGCTAATTCGCTCTGTGACATACTCAGTTCTTCTCTCAGCTGATGGAGCAATACTTCTCGACGCAATTCATCAGCCCGCGCTTCAATTTTCGCGCGACTTTCAGGACTACGCTGTGCCAACAGCTTATCTAGCGTTGCCATTTTAAGAACCTCGTTTTTTCAGGTGCCTACTGAATTCAGCCTCAGCAAGCTTAATCATTGACTTATAAAACCGTTTTTCGTTGATGCCTGTTTTGTCACCAGCGCATAACACAATTGCTTTTCGTTCTGGATCGAATGCAAAAAACGCACGAATCGGATTACCGGCGAACTGAACTCGCAACTCCTTAAGGTTTGCCAGCTTTGCACCCTTTAACGTATCCACAATAGGGCGTCCGAGGTTAGGGCCGAACTCGCTCAATACGGTTAAAGCGGCCAGCATTTCGTCCTGCAAAGCCTCACTCTGTGCCGTAAACCACTCATCAAAAGCGGCTGTCGTTTCAACAATCCACACGATCCATGTCCTATAGCTTATTTACTATAATCAGCATATAGCTTTCTTGCTATATTAGCAAGGTAGCTCCCTCCCCCTCAGCGTCCAATACAGCGCCGCCAGCATCACCTCCTCTCGCTCGCCGGGTCGCCAGTCATAGGGTGCCCGGCCATCCAGCGCATCGTGGCAGGCCGAACAGCCATACACCGCCCAGAAGTCATCCGACTTGTACCCCATACCATGCATCGGGCTGGGCAGATGGCACAGCACCACCGTCTGCGGATCACCGTTGCAAATCCCAGGAATTTGCAGGGTACACCCCTGCCCCCGGGCCGACTCCCGCCACGCCCGGCTGCGAAACGCGCCTGATTTTTTCATCACTAAAACGCCATCAGCTGATCCACCGCCAGCGCCATTTCTGCCTCGCTGGCAAAATGCTGGCTCAGGGTCTCATTCCAAATCACCCCGGCCACCCCGCGATAGATACTGTCAAAGGTCGCCTGATCCATATTGGCAAAGGCAATGCTCCAGCGCTGGCGGTAGGTGCCGCCGTCCGGCGCCGGCTTCACATCACAGAAGCCGGCCTGCGTCATCACGTGGTTCAGGTAGGCCTCCTCGGTTTTGAGCGCCTCGGCATCGAACAGCCCGCGCCGCTTCTCCGCCAGCCGGGCCAGCACCCCCTGGGCTATCTCCCGCGTCACGCTGTCATACAGCGCCGGATCGGCGGCCGCCTCGGCAATGCGCCGCGCCACCGCATGGGCAACCCAGCTTTCCGAACGGCTGACAAACTCCCACGCCGGAACCCAGTACTGCATCCCCAGCGCCAGCAGCTTAAAAAATTTACGGTGGTGCTTCAGGTTGCGCCGGTCGCCCACCGGCTGCAGCGCAATCGGCGTACCGACCGGCACCGCCCGCATCACGTCACGATCGTGATCGGTGGCATAGCGGATCCCGCCGCCCGGCAGCAGCACGCCCAGCGCCTCGGCTTTATGGCGGCGCGGCGACTTGCCCTGCACGCTGCTCATAAAATCGCCTCAGCACAGCTCAGAAGCCGATTGAACAGCAACGCCGTGGGTCGGTATGGCTGATATCCTAAAAACGCCGCAGCGTGGCGCACAGGCGAAAATTTCACCATCACACACCCCCATCGCGGCGGGCGGGCACCAGGCGGTAAAACCAGACCGTTTTCCCGCTGTCGGGATTGCGCACCTTGCGCACCTGCTTGACCAGCCCGTGGCGCAGCACGCTGACCTGCCGCAGCCGGGCGCTGATGGCCGCCTGAGTATCCCCCTCCCGCGGGAACAGCTGCAGCAGGCGACGCTCCAGGCCGCGCAGCGTGTGCCAATCGGCGCCGGCGGCGACGATGATCACGCGGCTCATCTGGGTACTGCCGCCAACGCAGCCCCGCTCACGGCTCAGCGCCCGCAGCCCGTTGTTGATGCTGGCACGCTCTTGAAAACTGACATCCGGTTTCAGGTTCATCGTCTCTCCTCCCTGCCTCACCGCTACGCTCACACTCTGGCGCCGCGGTAACGCGATGCCAGCGGCGGTTGATCCATCGGGGTACACAGCCGCCGCGCCTCGTCCTGGTCGCACTCCACAAAATGACCGTTGATAAAACGCTGGTAAATCACCGCCCCGGCCTGACCAAAGCGGCTTTTGGTGACGATCAGCTCCGCATGGTGCCGGGCCGGCGTATCGGGGTGATAAATCACGTCGCGGTACAGCATGACGATCAGGTCGGCATCCTGCTCAATGCTGCCGGAGTCACGCAGATCGGCGCTGACCGGCCGCTTGTTGGGGCGTTTTTCCACCTCGCGGGACAGCTGGCTCAGCGCAATCACCGGCGTCCCCAGCTCTTTCGCCATGCTCTTCAGGCTGCCGGAAATATGCGCGATGGCCAGATCGTGGCGCTCGGCGCGCGGTTTATCGATCAGCCCCAGATAGTCCACCAGGATCAGCGACAGCGTCGGGTGTGCCTGCTTTTGCCGTTCGGCCATGGCGCGGATTTTCTCCACGCTCAAACGCGCGGTATCGACGATCCAGATATCCAGCCCATCCAGCGCCGCGACGCCCTGCGATACCCGCCCCCACCCCTCGTCGTCCAGCGTGGCCGGATTACGCAGCACCGACACCGCCAGCCCGCCGGCCGCGGCAATGCCCCGCTCGGCCAGCTGCTGCGCGCCCATCTCCAGGCTGAAGATCAGCACCCCGCGCCGCTGTGAGGTGCCGGGTAACGTGCGGGCGGCCACCGACGTGGCAATGCGTATGGCCAGCGATGTTTTACCCATCCCCGGCCGACCAGCGATGATGATCAAATCCTGCGGATTCACCCCGCCGGTCACCGCATCCAGTGGCGCAATGCCCAACTTGACGGTGTCGGACTCCAGGCCGTTATTCAGGCGTTTTTCCAGCGTGTCGGTGTAATCCCCCATCACCTCGCCCAGCACCACCGGGATCGGCTCCAGCCTGGGACGGCGGATCAGCGCCAGACGACTCATCAGGCTGTCCATGGCGCTCCCCGCCTGCTCGATGTTGGCGGCACCAATTTCCCGGCGCATTTCATCCAGGGTGACGGCGAACTGCCTGCGCTGGTACTCCTGGCTGACCATTTCCGCATAGCCCGCCAGATTGGCAGCGCTGGGGCAGTGTTTGGCCGTGCTCATCACGTCGGCAAAGTGCTCATCCCCACACTCCTCGGCCACCATCAGCGAGTCGATCAGGTTGCGGGTTCTGGCCTGGCGCTGAATCACCCGGTAAACCGTCCGGTACAGCGGGATGGAAAACGCGGCAGGCTCCAGCGACGCCAATACCTCCTGCGCAGCCGGCGTCAGGCCGCCCAGCAGCAATCCACCGATCACGCTGGACTCCAGGTACTGACGGTTGGCGTTCACAGTGTGCCCTCCCGTACCCGGGTCAAGGTTTTCTGGCGCAGCAGGTAGTCAAAATCGGCGATCCAGCCCGCATCGCCGAAGCCAAAGTAAAACGGCTTGGCATGGTCGAGAAACGCCGAGATATATGCCCGGAAGCCTTCCAGGTTGGGGGTTGCCAACGATTTCACCAGCGAACGCAGTTTACGCTTACGCTCCTCGTTGACGGTCACCGCATGGGGTAGCCTGTCGCCCACCAGCGCGTTGTAGGCCGCCAGATAAGCGCCATAGTCCATAGGCTCTGCGGGTCGTCGCTTGAGATTCTCCCGTTCAGGATTTTCTCGATAGCGATGCTCCCGCTCGGGCTCTGCCCCATCCGGCTTTTCCCGATCGGTTTTGCCCCTGTCTGGCTCAACGCAGTCGCGGTTGTTGGGGGGTAAGGGGGGTATAGGTTCTAATGATAGGTTCTTAATGATAGGTTCTGGGTGCAATGGTTGCGCTACCCCTAGTGAGTCAAACGACAACCCCTGGCGTATGTGTTGCACTGGCACATCTGACAAAGACGCACCATTTGCACCGGTCGATCCCGCCCCCTGCGCAGCGCCCTTTTTTCCCTGATTTTCGGCCGGCGACGGCTCATCATTTTCATCCTCCTCCAGCGGAGAACGCAGCCGCCGCTCCAGCGTCAAATGGTAAATATTCGACTGGTGGCCGCCATTTTTGCTCTTGCGCCGCTCCACCCACAAGAAACCATGCTCATGCAGCCATTTGATATGGTTCTGCACCGAACGCTCGGCCATCTCGCAGGTCGCCGCCAGATAAGGAATAGACGGCCAGCATTCGCCCTGATCGTTGGCGTTGTCGGCCAGCTTCAGCAGCACCAGTTTGCGCAGTGGATTCCCTGTCTTGATTTTCATGGCTATCGCCATCAGCATCATGCTCATAGATCACCAACCGTTTTTCGTCACTGTGGAAATTCGCATCGCCAGACGACGGGCGCAGTCAACCGACGCCGCGACATGGCGGCACTCGGCAAAGGCCCGTTCGGCCTGCAGGATAAAAACGGCCTGAACCCGGCGTGAAAACGCCATCAGGTCGTTGTGGACAGCCTGAATAACCTCGCCATGTATGGGCATCCGTCCCCCTATTGCCGCTTAGCGGTGCGCCGGCGGCGCAGCTGGCTGCGCTCCTGGGCGGTGCCGTACGCCATCACCCAGCGTCGCGCCGTTCGCAGGCAGTCATCAAAAATCTTCCCGCAGCGGGATGCCTGGGTGGACTGGTCACAATAGTGCGCGACGCCCGCCTCCGCCCCCTTGCGCGCCAGCGCCTCACCGACACCCTCGGCCACCAGCTGGCGCCGAATGTTGTCGTGAATAAATTGCGGGTAGTTCATCGGGCACCGCCCGGCGCCGACGGCGACAAAGCTAACGGGAAAAGGTACTGTCGCCCTGCGTTGCTGTGTGCCATGCCTGCTCTCCTGTGCCGGAGGCCACACCGCCCGATTCACGCGAATAAAACGCCCGCGCCACGCCCGGCAAAGCCCCTGTGATGGCCAAACGCCGGGTCTCCTCCCCGGCCAAATCCAACTTCTCACCCACAATCCCGGCGATCAGCGCCACGGACTGTGCGGTGTTCAGTTTCTGCTGCCGTTTCATGATGGCGCTCTATCCACTACCGGCAGCGGCGGCAGCCAGTCCGGCGCCGGGATACCCGCGGCCCGCAGCGCCAGATGCACATGGATCAGCATCTCCGGCGCCTCGGCAAACATCGCCAGAAAGCCACGGATCGCCGCGATATTGGTTTCAACGGCCGGATTGGAAGACATTGCGGAGGACGCCGCCCGAATGGTCGCCAGCTCAGACTCCGTCCAGCGGGTCTTGATCTGATCATCGCGCAGCAGGTGCAGCGGCAGGCCGGGCTTACCTACCCGTTTACGGGCCAATAGCTGCTGGCGCAAGATATCCAGCTGAGCCCCTGCCGGGGAAAGGGAAGGATGGTGTATGGTCATAGGTCAGTCCTTAATCGGGTTAAAGGACTATCCCCACAGCGTCCAACGAGGATAGGGATTGCTGTTATGTAATGCGTATCACTTTTGGAAAGCTCTATTAGTTATCTAAAATCTCATATAAATCGGGACGAATATTGATGGCTAAAATCTTTCCTCCTGTTGCCAGCTCAATCCGCTTTGCGCTGATTGCGGATGGTTTTTTCTTGCCACGAAGCCATTCGGAAACCGATGGTTGCCGAACGCCACACGAACGGGCTAACTCCTGCTGGCCACCGGCCAGAGCGATAGCTTCTTTGATAAGGCTGTTGGTCATAGCTCCCCCTACGTTCCTCAATGGATTGATTATAACTAAAGCTATCGAACAAGCAATAGCTTTTGGTTTTTGACTGTATATAACCTTAGTTATAGAGTTCTGTATATGAATGAAAATACATTTGCAGACAGACTTAGCCTCGCCATGGCAGAGGCAAAAATGACACAGGCCTCTCTGGCGGAGGCTGTCGGAATGGCTCAACCCAGCGTATGGAAACTGACATCAGGAAAGGCTAAAAGCTCTCGTAAAGTTGTGGAGATCGCTGCTGTGCTTGGGGTTCAGCCTGAATGGTTATCAGCTGGACGGGGGCCAATGAGGAAGGATAATGGGGTTGTGATCTCATCCCTGCCATTACCGAAGGATGACTCTTATATCATAAGCGTCATGGATATTTCTTACAGCTGCGGTCCAGGGAGCAACAACAAAGATTACCCGGATATCATCCGGTCTATATCACTAGAGCCTGATTACGCCCGTAGGGTGTTTGGTGGTCGCTCGAGCAACGTCATTCGGGCGATAAATGCCAACGGCGATAGTATGAAAGGAACGATCGACCCCGAAGATTTAGTCTTTATCGACATATCGGTAAAATACTTCGACGGGGATGGGGTGTACGCATTTACCTATGGAAGTACCTCACATATCAAGAGGCTACAAATGGTAAAAAACACCCTCACTGTCATCTCTGATAACCCCGCGTATGCTAACTGGAGCATTGAAAAAGAAGATGAAGACCAGATGCACATCAACGGAAAAGTTATCATTAATTGGCCAATGCGATTAGTCAGATTCGCATAGCTGCACCACATCATAGAAACCGGCTTATAGCCGGTTTTTTCATCTCCTCCGATCCACTCCAGATATCACGATAACCCGCATCTATATCAAATCTAACGCCATTAGTTATAAATAAATCACTTTAGATATCAATAAAAACCACGAAACAGGCATCATTTTATAGCTTTAGGTATTTACTTGAGCGATAGCTAAGGCTATGGTGGCCTCAAAAGATGACGTTTATTTAGCCTATACCTCCGCTAGCAGCGAGCAAGACGGCGATGGCTCATGGGCAGTAAAAGCACCCTACCGGACGCTCCGCTCTTTAACAATCAAGACAATGCACTCGGCGTTGAGCGAAGAGATTCGCATAACTCAGTTCCCAGGCATCCCCAGGCATCACGGTGCCATGGCATCCCTGGCCAGCAGCGGACAATGGTGAGTGCAATCTACTAACCAAACGTCCGCGAAGAGCGAACAGCGGAAGTTCGAATTGAGTCGGCTCGGGGATTATTAGCATTGCCGTATGCTTGTCAACGGGGTCAGATCACACCTTGTCTATATGTAAACAGGCATGCAGTGATTAACAATTGAGTTAGATTAACATTCAACCAATGATTGACAACTAGATTAGTTTTCCATATTCTTGGTTCAAGGTGGAAAACTAATGGTGGTATTATGACTAGTGAATCTAATGTTAATGCTCTCATAGAACGTCAATTTGAAGTTGCTGATGGCAACGTGAGTAGTCTTAGCTTGCCTAAATTTGACAAATATACTGTGTGTAACCTCCGAGGAGGTATTGGCAAGACGTCTCTGGCTTTTAACCTTTCTTATCTTGCAGATGATGCTTTAATTGTTGATACTTGTCCTCAAGGAAATTTGTCTTATTTTTTTGATAATAATTATGCTTCTTCAACCAGTACAACCGCAAATGATCTATTAATGCCCTATTTTGTTCCGGGGCTTGGTTTTGCAACTCGTGCGGCAAAATTAATATCATCAACCAATCCTTGGTTCGCTGGTAAACAGAATTACTTCATTCAATCTGATAGTCAGCTTTACCTTTTGCCTACCCAAATGGCAAATGCTTTAGCTCAAGCCCGAACTATTACTGGGACAACTCAACAGGTTGTTATTGATAATATTCTTTTTTCATTGAAAAAAGAAATTGAGAGAGAGATGACTGAGACAGAGACAACAAAAGCTCTCATTGATACCTCACCTTTCTTCTCCGGAGCGACGCATTTATCTTGGCATGCTACAGATGCCTTGATTGTTCCCGTGCGAACGGATCAGCAATCAATTAACTCACTGAGGTTGCTTATTGATACATTGACTAAACCAACATCTGAGTTCAGAAAAACAATGCCATCTGATGGTCATACACCAAAAATTCAAATGGTTGTCATCACTCATTGCGGATGGTCTACAGTAGCAGGTGCTAGAAACAAACCAAATCAACAGACAAAAATGTATATCGAAGCTGTAAGGGAAGTCATTCGTCAGAATATCAGTAATTTCACAACCAATGATCCAAATAATCATATTGTGATTCTTGATGATTTCCTTGGAAGTGGCAGAATGTCAAGTGCAAAGTCTAAGCCTCTAGAGCTTTTGAACCCTGGCGATGCAATGACTGTTAATAGAGTCAGAACCTCTGTGAATTTATCAGTAAACAAGATAAAAAATGAGTTGAAATTCATCCATAATTCAATATGGTAAATAGCAGCTTGTCGGCGTTAGATTAGATATACATAATCACTCTAACCTTCGCTGAAATCGTAATATTTATTGTTAAAAACAAAACCACCGAGAAAGGTGGTTTTATTTTATCATTGAATCTTTATCTAAAGTGAATAGCTCTGACATGCACAGTGTCGATGAGTACATACTGTTGTTAGCAACGTCCCCTCCTGGCACTAAGCGGACGACTTAATTGAACTGAGTGTTAGCTCTTCGCTCAGATTGGACTTATTGAAGAGATTTTTTAATACTGGTATTTCCATGAGTCGATATCTAGATATCCCGCAGCATCTAGTTCCTCTAGTGTTATTTTGTCTTCATGAAGAATTCGGTGTAGCCAACGTATTAGCGCCGGAATGACATACATTCTTCTAATAGAAAAAGGTAGTTCAGACACTTGTTGACACATCTCATTACCATAGTGATTTTTTGGGAAATGTAACTCAGCACTTAATATATCATTGAGTTCACTATCTGATATATTTACTGAAAAAGGGCTTAAAGCGATCCTAAACGATGAACGCAGCCCTGTAAGTAACTCTGGGGTCGGAGGGGATAATCTTATTTTACTTGGCCTAGAAGATACATCAACAAAAGAAAAGCTGCTCTCAATTACTGCTTTTAAAATTAAAGGAGCATCATCTCTTTCTGCATTTAACTCAAAAATATAGAACCTAAGTTTATCATTCCTGAAAATATTATGAAGAACCTTTTGTATATAATTTTCATTTTCTTTCATTCGGCGAAGTTTTGCCCTAAGTTCAAGTATTTTTATTTGTGTATCTCTTTCCTTGGATGTCATATCAATACCATTTATTTCCTCAATCAGTTTGTCAGTTTCTCTTTGCCTTACAACGACATGACCTGTTGGCCAATCATAAAAATCCTCAAATAATTTCTTTACAGCTATTGACCATTCCTCATTGGCCAGCTCAACCCTACTATCCTTTGTATACCATGTGCTAAGTAAAGGAGTGAATTGATTTGAGTTAATGCCTAATGAAAAATGTTTACTAGCTACCAACGGATAGAGTGAAATTTTTCTTACAATATCTCCCCAAAACAAAATATGCACCAGAAAAGTATCTTTTTTACCGCGAGAATCGTTTAATTTTCTTATTTCTTTTTGTAACTTAGCATCAGATGAAGCAGTAGTGAGTATGTAGAATTCTTTTAGAGAAGGAGTGAATTTTTCAGCTTTATCAATTTCAGAAATCACTTCGGATAATTTTAACTCTTTCACGGGCCAATTGGTTTTTTTTTTGCATTGTAGACCAATAGGGAAAAGACCTCCTTTTGCAGCAATGATGTCTACACCATTTTGTACTTGCCCTGCACGTCCATGTCTAACCAGATTAGGATCACTCCACATGACCTCGAAAAGATCGGCACAAAGCTCCTCAAATTGCTCCCATGATCTTGGTGGTGCGTACTCAAAATGAACTAATCCTGTCATCAACTAAGCTCCTTCATCCAATAATTTTTATAAATTATCATTTATTTATGCTAACAGTGACAAATAACTCCGAAAACATATCAAAATACTAACGTCAGCTTTTGGCTGTGAGTTCGATGCAAGGCTATCCTTAATCAAAATGACCTGCTCCCATTAAACTAACATAGCACGATGTAAGCAACTTCCGCTTCTGGCACAAAGCCGACTGTCAGCATAATCACGCTACATAATTAATTATTAAACAATATTATAGTTAATTATTGAAATAATCATACCCAGCTGCGGTCTGCACTGTCATAACGGGCGTCATGGCGGTGAGTCACAGACCGCAGCTGAATATGTTATTACACCACCGCGCCGGTGTTCCCCGCCGTACCGGCCTCACCGCAAGTCTGCATACCACCCCCGGTATACCTACGCTCAGGAGACCCACTATGCAACCTATCAACGGATGGGAAGAAATCGTGACGTATTGCGCCAGGCAAAACGCTATTTTTCGCCAAAACGAGGATGGCCTAATCCTACGCAATTTCCGGCGAGAAATGATGGAAAAGCTCACCGGAAAAGATGATGTCTTCTTAATCAGAAATCCCGATGAAGCCGTAACCATAAAGATCAGTGAATTGAGGAACGCACTCGACGCAGCCTGCCAGGCTGGTTTGAAAAGAGGCCGGACATAAGCCAGATCCATTAGCCCCCAGCGCAGTATTAACCCAAGTCCCCTCCCCGCCTTATCGGGCTATTTCTATCACACCATGGAGAACCATCATGTCTATTGAAGCTCTGCAAAACGCCGTCGCCATTCTGCTGCAAAAACCAGAGCGCCCCTTCGCCGTCGGCGATGTGGTGGCCAAAAAAGAGGGCATCGGCAGTATCACCAAACGCCCGCACATTGGCGAAAAGGCTATCGTCAGCCATGTGTTTGCAACCCCGGTGCTCAACCTGCAGGAAAGGTCCGGCAGCCTTTATTACTCGCAGCTCTACGATATCCGCATCGCCTTCTTTGACCGCGACGGGGATTTGGTCGAGCTGGCCGAAGACGCACGCCGTTTCCGCCACGCAGACGACTAATCCCTACCCCAGGCCGGATAGCCCCAGCGCTGTCCGGTCACCCGCACGCTGTTTTTCCCTTTGCTTCGCCCTTTCCTCTTTGCTTTTCGCCAGGAGAACATCGCCATGCCTGAAACCTTTGCATTTCTCACCAAGGCCAAGAAAAAATCCGGCAAACCGGACATGATGTTTTGGTGCTCAGCCAACAATGAACGCATCGCCCGCTCCAAACTCAGCATCGCGCTGGACGCCGCCGGGCTGGATGAGGCCGACTACTTTAACCCCCAGCGCACCCATCTGCCGGTGGTCGATGATTTGCCACCGGAAGACGTACTCAGCAGCGACTTCTGCCGCGACTACCAAATGGAGGATAACAACTGGGTGCGCCGTCAGGAGCCGCTGCCACCCCCAAAGACAGCGCCGCCGTCAGGCGAACCGCAGCCGCCATCGGCACCTGCAGAGCCCGACGATACCCCGCTCAGCTTCCAGCAGCTGCCGCTTGAGCAGCGTGCGGCGCTGGTACAGCTCTACGGCCCACGCGACTATTACCTTGACGATCTGCCCACCGCCCTCGAAATTCTCGATGCCGAAGGCGAGATCTACGCCAGCAACTACCACCTGGCGGTCGCCATCGGAAAATGCCGCGAACTGGCGCAGCAGGATGCCGCCGGGCTGGATGCGCTGATCATGCAAATCCAGCAACGCTACAACCACAATATCCCCAAGTGGCCAGAGCTGGTGACCTTTATCCGCCAGCGCATGGCGGCCGGGGCGCTCACCACCGCCAGCGGCGCAACGCGGGGAACCCCCGTCATGCTGGCGCCGGGGCGCCCCTTTGATACGGAGTTCCTGCACCATACCATCGCCTGCGCCCTGCAGCCGGCCAACGGTTACGACCTGCTGACCCCCGATCCGGCGATCATCGCCCGCGCGCAGCAGCTGATGGCGCATAGCGATAAGGCGCTGACCATCTGGTACAAACTGCTCGCCAACACCCCGGGGATCTTGGAAATCCACCCCGACCAAATCTTTGCGCTGATCCAGGCGGCGCCGGAGTCCATCGCCTGGGACGAGGGCGCCACCCGGCGCTTTATCTGCGAAAATCTGGGCGTCATTCAGCCGGTGCCCCGTCGGGCGCCGCCCCCGCAAGAAGATCGGCCGGGCGCCGCCGCGCCGCTCAACCCGGCCCCCGACGACATGACGGCCCTGTTCGCCGCCTCACCGCTGGCGACGCTGCTCGCAGATCCCGCCCCAAACGATACGGCGCCCACGACCGCGCAGGAGCAGGAGCAGGAGCAGGAGCAGGAGCAGGAGCAGGAGCAGGAGCAGGAGCAGGAGCAGGAGCAGGAGCAGGAGCAGGAGCAGGACGAGCCTGGGGTAACGCCGCCGGCGCCGCCACCCCGCGTTGAGCCGGGGCGCTATCCGGGGCTCTCCTCGGCGGACTACCACGCGGCCAACGGCATCAGCAGTACCATGCTCAAAGATGCCCGCATCAGCCTGATGTATTTTCATGGCCGCCACATCGCCAAAACCATCCCGCGCGAGGCATCGCCGGCGCTGCTGCTCGGCTCCCTGATCCACACCCTGGCACTGGAGCCGGAAAAGTTTACCGCCGAATACGCCCTGGAGCCGCAGCTCCCGCCCGACGTCTTCACCAGCAGCGAGTCGATGAAAAAAGTCATCGAGGCCCATAACGCCACCTTACCCGCCCCGCTCACTACCGATCAGCTCAAGGCGCGTCTGCTGGCGCACAATGCCGGGCTGCCCGCGCCGCTGCCCCTCGGTGGCAGTGCCGACGAACTCGCCCAGCTGTATGCGGCGCTGCCCGCCGCGTTTCAAACGCTGGATCAACCGGAGGGCGCCAGCGCCGCCGCCGTCAAAAAGTGCCTCAAGGCCTACAACGCCAGCCTGCCCGCGCCGCTAAAAACCAGCGGCAGCCGCGACGCGCTGCTGGAGCAGTTGGCGCAAATCGACCCCGCCGCGGTCGAGGCAGAGCGCCAGAAACCCCAGCCGCTGAACACCAGCGGAAAAAAAGAGGAGCTAATGGCCAGCCTGCGCCAGATCCAGCCGGGCGCTCGCTTTGCCGACGAGATCCTGGCCGACTGGCAGCGCCAGGCCGCAGGGAAAATCCCGGTCAGTCAGGCGCAGTACACCCTGTGCCGCGCCATCTGCGATGCCCTCTTTGCCGATACGTTGGCCGGCCCCCTGCTACGCCACCCGCAGCGCGAAACAGAGGTCAGCTACTTCGGGCTGGATGACAACACCGGGCTGGAGATCCGCGTACGTCCCGATGTGGAAATCGACACCGGCCACGCCCGCATCGGCCTGGATCTCAAGTCCGTCAGCCTCGGCTACGTCAAGCAAGACAACCTGCGCGCCCGCCTGCACCGCGAAATCATCGAGCGGGACTACCACCTCAGCGCCGGCATGTACTGCGACCTCGCCATGCTCGACCAGTTTTTCTGGATTTTCGTCAACAAAGATCCGGGCTACCACTGGGTGGCCTTGGTCGAGGCCTCCCCAGACGAACTGGCGCTGGGACGGCTGGAATACCAACGCCAATTAGCCGCCATCCGCCAGGCACTGGACAGCAACCACTGGCCCGGCCCGATCGTCGATGTCATCACCGACGAACTGACCGATTACGAACAGCGCCGCCTGCAGCACCTGGCCGCCTAAGGAGCCCCATATGAAAACGGAAACCGCCGACAACAGCCACAACGCGCTGATCGATAATGTCTCCATCCTGACCAACGGCGATCTGTTCGAACGCCTGATGACCCTCTCCCGCGTCATGGCCGGCAGCGGCGCCATGGTGCCGACCCACTTCCAGAAAAACCCCGATGCCTGCATGGCCGTCACCATGCAGGCCGCCCGCTGGGGCATGGACCCCTTCGCCGTGGCGCAGAAAACCCATATCGTCAGCGGCACCCTGGGGTATGAGGCGCAGCTGGTCAACGCCATCATCACCACCATGTCGCCCACCAAAGATCGCCTGCACTACGACTGGTTTGGCCCCTGGGAAAACGTGATCGGCAAATTTACCGAGAAAACCTCCGCCAAGGGCCACAGCTACATCGCGCCGGGCTGGACGCTGGCCGATGAAACCGGCTGCGGGATCAAGGTCTGGGCCACCCTGCGCGGTGAAACCGCGCCGCGCGAACTGGTGCTGATGCTCTCCCAGGCCCAAGTGCGCAACTCCACCCTGTGGGCCAGCGATCCCAAACAGCAGCTGGCCTACCTGGCCGCCAAACGCTGGGCGCGCCTCTACACCCCGGACGTACTGCTGGGCGTCTACTCCACCGACGAGCTGGAAGATCCCATCGCGCGGGAAGAAAAAGACATCACCCCCAGCGTCTCCATCAACGATCTAGTAGATAGCGCCAACTCAGCAAACGACGCGCAACCAGAGGTGCCAGCGGACAGCCACGACGCCACGCTAGGCGAAAGCTTGCGTCAAGCCTTGGAAGAGGCCTCGACACTGGAGGCGATCCGTCAGGTTGAACAGCGCATCGCCCAACATAAATCCACGCTGGGCAGCCAGCGGCTGTTCGAACTGCGCGGGAAAACCCAGAAAAAGCGCAGCGGCTATAAGGCGGTGCAGGAGATCGAGGCCGCGTTCGATGCGCTGCCTTCCGGTGATCGCGCCGCCTTTCAGCAGCTGGAAAATCTGGTCAAAAACCGCCAGGCGATCCTGCCGCCTGGCGAACAGCAGCGCTTCACCCTGGCACTCGACGATCTGCGCGCCGAATACGCCTGATTCAGGAGCAAACGCACTATGGAAAATCACCGAAAATCCACCGAGGACAGCGCGCGCCAACGGCAGATCCAGCGCATCGTCGCCGACGTCATCGCCCTGCTTCCCCTGCTACGCACCGGGCAGCCTAACCCGCAGTTTGATGGTAAGTCATGGCGCCAGTGGTCCGCCGACCGCCTGCGCGACCGGACGGCGGCGTTCTACCCGCCCAGGCCACGATCCTCACATTCCACGGCCGCCCCCCAGTCTGCGCCGTTATCCCCCCAGGACACCGCGCCCGTCTACCGACGCGGCCCCGGCGGCGCAATTTACCGCGGCGACTGAACGCGACCGCAACCGCCCCGGCCATCACCGGGGCTCCCCTTTGCACATTAACCGGAGCCGATAATGAAAACGCCCCCCATCAATGGCCTGTATGGCTACAAGCTCAGCGGCAAAGCGCTGCGCCACCCACCGGGCGATCCCCACGGCTGGGCCATTCTCCTGGCCTGCCTGACCGTCGCCGGGCTGGCCCTGCTGCTGATCCACCTGCTGTAACGCCCCCTTCCACCGACAAGGAGCCCATGATGAAACCCAGAGATATCACGCCAGAAGACGAGTACGACGACGAACTGTACGATCCCTTAATCTACCCCACGCCGCGCACCCCGGACGATCGCTGCGACCACACGGCCCAGCTTATCTGGCATATGCGCCAGCGCGCGACCATCCGCAGCGGCGCAGCATGGACACCCCGCCCCCGGCCGGTGCCGAACGACCCCACACAGCGGCGCCGCGTACCGCAGCGCTTTAACATTGGCCTGCGCCGCAGCTACTCCAGCACCATCGTCACGGCGGTTTACCAGCTGCACCTGCGCCACACCGCCGCCCACGAAATCGCCGCCCTGCTCGGCATTCCGCCTAAAAAAGTGGAGCTACTGCTGCAGCACAAAACCCAAACCCAGCGCCGCGCCTGGCAGCAGGTTCACCAAAGCAACCGCCTACCGGGCAAACGGGAGATCCTGGCGCAGCTGGCCAGGGGGTTACCGGTGTGAGAGATATGGTTCTATTGGGTGGGAAGTGTTGTAGCGTATCGAGGAATGACGGGGCACCGAGTCTACCCGTGGTAAGCCGTTTACCACGGGTGACATCGGTAACCATCTGCTTAGATGGCTGTTGAGAGCGGACAGCGGACCGCCAAGTATTAACACGATCAGTGATACTCTTCACTTGTCCTATCGCTGCGACGCGAAACCCCACAATTTGAGGCCTTTTGTGTTTTAATACTGTCGGGCTCATCATCTTAAAGGACAAGTTATGCTAATCATCTTCAGTGGTTTGCCAGGAAGCGGGAAGAGCACTATCGCTCAGGCCTTGGCAAAGCAGTTAAACGCTTTTTACTTGCGAATCGACACAATTGAGCAAGCCATACTCAAAGCCGAAGAAGATGACTGTGAAATGGGCCCTGCTGGTTATTTTGTCGCTTACTCACTCGCCAAAGATAATCTGCAACTGGGAGCAACAGTAATCACGGACTCAGTGAACCCACTGGCGTTAACACGTGATGCCTATCGAGAAATCGCTTTATCCGCAAGAACCAGCTTTTTAGAAATTGAGATTGTATGCTCCGATGAGATCGAACATCGTAAACGAGTAGAAACCAGAGTGTCTGAAGTAGAGGGGTTAACCCTGCCTGACTGGAAATATGTCACAGATTTGACTTATGAACCATGGCACAGAGAACACCTCATTTTAGACACATGCAATTTATCCAGTGATGAATGCGTCTCGCGGATCATCGACGTTCTTTCCCAATGACTCGGTTTTGAGAAAAAGTCCAGCGGGGGACAAAACGGTCTGCCTGTCGGTCTTCAAAGTCCGCTGTGAGCGAGGAGCGGAAGTTAATGCATCCAGCTAATAATTCTGATAATGATATTCTAGATATCTCCCAAAAGTATGGAAATTCAGTTATATACAGGACCCTAAGTATGAATATTTCCAAATCATGTTTAAATCGCATCAAAAAAATTAAAAATGAGATCAGTGGTGAGCTGGAGTGGCAACCATCAGATGAAGATGTGAGCAAGTTGACCCGCCATAAAGCTTTTTTCATAGCTTTTTTTTACCAGTATGCACTAGGAGCCATTATTGCAGGTTTCGCGCTCCAGCCATTGCTTAAATTTACAAATCCAGTTTATTTTTCTATTTCTGGTCTGTGGCTGGCAATGACTATTGTATGCACGTATCGAGTAATGGTGGTCAGTACAGTAAGCCGCTTAATTAAACGTCGCCGGCATATACTCATAATGTTTTTTATGTTGATAACATCGTTTGCATGGGTAATATTCCTTATTCCCAGCGCGATGAATACATCTGCAGACCATGATGGATATTGCCGCAATCTGCAGATTTTGATAGAGCGAGGGATAGACAGCGAAAAAAATAGTAACGTTTTTAATAACATGCAGTGCCGGATCCAACAACTCAATTGATAGTGTTTTCCCTGTAATAGAAGCGCTACTTTTTGCAGGCCAATCCTACATGCGTGGAGTTAGGCCTGCTCTCAATCTATTCATTCGAAACATCCACTTTTGACACAAATACTAGGATAGCACTAACTAATATCCATAATAATTAAAAACCGGATAAGAAACACCACTGTAAACATCCCGTATAACCGTACCATGTGATTTTAGATATCTTGACTGAATGTGTCGTAATGTTCGCAACATTCGCTTCTGGCACAAAGCCAACCGTCAGCATAATAACTCAACACAATCAATTATTAATTAACACACGATAAGCAATGATATAATTTTAAATAAAAATCACCATACCCAGGACAGAATGCAGGATTACCCCGAGTCACACATGCGCTAAGTTTAAAATTAGTGCATCGCCCTGCCCTAAACCGGGCAGAAATCGCCAGCAAGCGCGAGTCGCATCGCGTAGAGATGATCGTACTGTGCACAGGTGAGCGCCAACAGAAGCAGCCCAGTTGGGACAACGGCTGTTTAGCGCAGGTGGCGCTGTATAGGATATCGTGACAATGGAGAATGCTATCTACCGTCAGCAGGGGTGCCGAAATGTCAGCTAAGAGCGAGGAACGGACCTTGAATTACTATATACTCTCAAAAGTGAATGGTACTGCTACCGGGATGCTTACATAAGAACCGAGGATTGGGCGGAGCAAAACTTATCGCCTGAACCCCCAGTTCATCAGGAAGGGTACTGCTAGTAATAACAAAAGAGCATTGAAAAGCGGCCCCAGCGTCATACAGGGCGAAATGGTATAATCCATCTGGTGGACGATAGTACCCGTCTTGTGCGAGTTTTATTCTTTCTGTGGTGGTTTTTTTTTAAAGTAAAAAGTTATTTTACTTTCTTCAGCTGAGCTCTCAAAAATGAAACTGATATTTTCAAAATCGTCACCTAGACCGTTTTTATCAAATTTCTGACAACTTAAATTACCCCACATATCCTCATAGCATATCGAAAAAACCTTGGGTTCTGCTTTCCTTTCGCTAAGTAAATAATTACCAAATGATTCTTTAGATAATGTGTTTGATATTCCAGAAAAAAGTGATAACTCAACATCATTATCGTTGCACTCAACTCCAATCCATTGGTGTATTTTAAAAGTTATTTCATTAAAATCAATGCCATTTATTTTAATTTTTCTTGTATCAAAATCGGAAACCATTTTGTTGATTTGAATAGAAGATTGCAATAATAAAGCAAATTGAGATCTCGTTAAACCAGATAGATAATCATCTTTTTTCAAAGCGTCTTGAATGATATCTTTAAACTTTGACATTTCTATATTATCATCATTCATGAAACTTTTAAGAATATCAGAATTGCTAAGATAGTCTTTTAAATACTTAATTTCTGTATGTTTGTAGTAGTAACACTTATCAGAAATGCAAAGTACGCCAATGGCTGGGTTTGCCAAAAAATTAGTATCGTTATCATAATATCTGCTCAGTTCGCTTTTCTTGGCATTACTTGAAAATGCAAATAGAACGGTAGGAGACTTTCCACCAATTGATCGAAATCTTCTAAATTTTCCAATTGTTGTTTCTAGCTCTTTCACTGTTAAAGTTGATTTAACCTCAATGTTATATCTAACAGCTTCGATAGGAACGAAGGCAAGATCATTGTTTATATATGGTGGTAAGATTTCATTATCATAAATAATAACATCACTTTCATTTGATTGCTCTCCACGTGAGTTCTCAATTATACCTCTTGAAATCTCATATTTTCTTGGAATGACGTCTTTTATTATTTTTATCAACTCTACTTCATTCAAACTACCCTTCACCCCCTGGTGTTCTACATTTTTATTTACAGCAAACTCTTGTTTTAATGTTTTTATCCTAGATGATATTTTTTCTGAAATAATATTCATATCAATATTCCAACCTCTCTTTCGATTACTATTGATTTTATAATGTGTGAACCATCCAACACTATTAAGTAGTATATATACTAATTGACTAACTTTCAAAGTCACCATAATAACGAGATTTTCTATGAATTTCACTTTAATTCGTTTTTCTAGCTCACGCTCTCGATTTTCTTGCTGGAAAATCTTAGACATCCGAAAAATCTCCTGCATCTGGTCTTGATTCAACCCCTTAAACGGCTCCCTAACGCAGTGTAGTCGCTTTTGTTGTTCGCCCTTAATCTTACTATTTTCTCGTTCTGGTGGCTCTAAGAGAAGTGCGTACACTCAATAATCTCTGCTGGCAGTGATGGCGAGCGGGAACTTTTGATAACTCACTTTCAACATCAACTAACCGCCTTGTTCCAAGTTGATTCACACATTATCATTTCGGCAACGTCCGCTTCTGGCACCAAGCCGACTGTCACTATAATTACACCACGCAATCAACCATTAATAAATATACAATAAGCAAGACTATAATTTTCAATTAAAACAATCATACCCACCTGCGGTCTGCACTGTCATAACGGGCGTCATGGCGGTGAGTCACAGACCGCAGCTGGGCATGCACCGACAAAGACCACCCTGAGTTATTCAGGGACCGGGAAACCGGTGGCTGACAGTCACTATTCTTATTGCATTCCTATGATTTGTAAGTAAAGTATCATAAATCGGAATTGGTTTTACCCGCGATGCCGGGAGTATAGTCCGCTCAGGTGCTCAAAACATCTTCAGTAGCGGCCTCCGCGCCCGACAGACATGCGGTTTTTTGTGTCCTGAGTTCTTGGTTTATGACCGGGCGTGTGGCTAATACAATACCAGCGATGGGAATATGCCCGCCGACTACTGACGGTTTTGAGCGCCCGGTCACCCTCTCAAAAGGGGTTAATCAAAATACTCAGTAGGACGCAAACTATGACTACCAAATTCCCCCAGCACACTCCTAGTGTCACCATTCGTGATAGTCACCCAATTACAACATCTGTTGCCGTTGCCGATTTTTTTGGCAAGCAGCATAAACACGTTCTGGAAAAGATCAGAAACCTTGAATGTTCCCCAGCTTTCACGACGGCCAACTTTTCGGCCATCGTAGTAACCGCACAGGCGGGGTTTGATCAACGGGAAGTGGATGCCTACGAAATGACCAAGGACGGTTTCGTCTTTCTGGTCATGGGCTTTACCGGTAAGCGTGCCGCCGCATTCAAAGAGGCCTATATCGCCGCTTTCAACCGCATGGAAAGGCAGCTGCTCACCCGCCAGCAGGGCGCGTACTCAACCCCTAAGCCACAGCAGCTCTCCGACGGGGAGATAAAAAACCTGAAATGGCTGATCGACTCCATCGTTAACCCGTTCCGGTTCCGCGCCGCCTGGAATCAGGGCGTCTGGTACGCACTGCGTCAGGCCACCGGCGTGCCATCCCCATATCCCTTTACCGCCGCCGATTTGCCTGAACTGGCCCGCGAGCTGCAGCGCATCATGGAAATCAGCCATGAAACCCGCCGCCTAATCCAGCAGCTTGAAAAGCAGGTGCTACAGCAGGTGGTGCGGAACCGCGGCGAACTCTGCCCTGTGTTGAACCATATTCAGCATGAGTTCAGGCAGCTGAGTCTGTTGGGGGAGACCCGCTCCCAGTTGAACAACGTCGAGCGGCAAAGTCTGGCCCGGCTGACGCGGCGAGCAGGGTAGCCTGGGGCGCCCGGTAGGGAGGTCTGCCGGGCGTGATATGGAAGATCGGTCTGACTTCTCCCCGCCCTTATCGGGCGAGGCTTTACGCGCAAAGTGGTAAGAGAACGCAAGCTTGCCAGAGGACGAGATCCACTGAATGACCGGCGTTCCTACTATCTCAGGAGGCCACTACCAAGCGGTGCAGGTGGCACAGGTCAGTGGTTTTTCTGGCCTCGTTCAGGCTGTAGTGGTTCTGGATCTTGAGCCAGGTTTCTGCCGTACTGCCGAGCACCACAGACAGGCGCAGCGCCATTTCCGGGGTAACCGAGGTGTGGCCAGAGATCAGCCGGCTGGCGGTGGAGGGCGCAATATCCATCGCCTTGGCGAACTGCCGCAGGCTGATATGCATATCCTCCAGTGTCTCAGCGATGATTTCGCCGGGATGCGCAGGGTTAGCCATTTTCATCAGTGATAGTCCTCCAGATTCAGGATCTCCGCATCACCATCGATAAAGCGGAAAGTGATACGCCAATTGCCAGACACTTTTATCGACCAAATATCGTTGCGATCGCCTTTCAGTGGATGCAAATCGTAGCCGGGCATGTTGATACCGTCGATGCAGTCTGCCGCATCAATGGTGGTCAGCCGTGTCCTGATCCGTGGCACCAAGTGTTGCTCAAGTCCGCCACTATCATTGTTGAGGAAGAATTTTTTCAACCCCTGATGCTTGAAGCTTTTGATCATGGCAAGTCACAGTGTTCCTTTATATGGAACACTATATAACACGCGTTCCAGCTTATGCAACACTAGGCGCTGACGATCCCCCTTTCCCCGGAGCCAGCCATGACAACCTACCTCACCATCCCGGCGTGGGCCCGGCAAGTCTATCTCGATAAGCCACCCTGTGTGGACACCGTCCGGCGCTGGATCCGGCGCGGCTATATTTACCCGCAGCCCTACCGCCACGGCCGCGCCTACCGTATTCAGAGCGATGCCCGCTACCTGCCACCCTGGCAGCAGCCCACCGTTCCCGACGGCACGGCGGCGTCTACCCCCACCTTGCTGGAGAGGCTAAAAAATGGTCCAAAATAACGATGACAACGCTACGCCAAAATTACCGGACAACCTGTACTGTAAGGGCGGGTTTTTCATCTGGCGCAATCCCCTCAGTGGGCAGGAGATGCCCCTGGGCTATATCAAAAAAAACGAGGCCGTTCGCCAGGCGCAAGAGGCCAACCAGTATATCGACACCCAGCGACCGATGGAGGAAGCGTGCCCCAGCGTCAGCCAATGGATGGCGGAGTATCTGCGGATCCTCGGCTACCGCGGCGTAGCCGCCAATACCCTGCGCGCCAGGCGCTCACAGATCAAGGCCGTACAAACGGTGATCGGGCAGAAGAATATCGCTCAGGTCACCACCCGCGACATCGCCTTGCTGCTACACCACTATGTCCTGATCGGCCACCTTTCCGCCGCGGGTCTGATGCGCTCCTTTCTCAACGCCCTATTTCGCGAGGCCATCGCCGCGGGCCTCATCGACTACAATCCGGTGACGCAGACCCGTACGCCGCCGATCCGGGTCAAGCGCCGCCGCCTGACAGAAACGATGTTGCAGACCGTTTACGCGCAGGCGCTCCAGCTGGAGTCGCATAAACCATGGCTACCGCGCAGCATTGAACTGGCCCTGCTCACGGGGCAACGGCGGGAAGATCTCTGCGCGCTCCGCTGGCAGGATATCCGGGAAGATAAACTGTGGGTGATCCAGCGCAAGACCGGCGCCAGACTGGCGATGACCCTCGATCTCCATCTGCAGCTCGGTGACTATCCGCTGCGACTGCGCGAGGTACTGGCGCGCTGCCGGCTACCGGGGCCGAGCGACTATCTGCTCAACTCCCAGCGCTCGCGCCTCAACAGGAGGCCGGGGGGAGCCCTGGTGCCCGATACCCTGACCAAAGGTTTCTCCCGGCTGATGGATAAGTGCGGACTGGTTCAAGAGATCTACCCACCCTCTTTTCATGAGATCCGCAGCCTTTCCTCACGCATGTACCAGGCACAGTACGGAACGGAATTCTGCCAGCGGCTACTGGGACATAAAAACCGGCATATGACCGAGAAATACCTCGATCTGAGGGAGATACTTTGGCAGGTAATAGAGATCCCCAAAAACCAATAATAGGGAACTCAAATTGGCGGGAGCATTTTAATATCTGACACGATTCCTGTGTCAGGT